TAAAACAAATAATATTCGTATGGAATATCTGTATTTGTTTTAGTATTAAAACTATTCGTATGGAATATCTGTATTTGTTTTAGTATTAAAACTATTCGTATGGAATATCTGTATTTGTTTTAGTATCTGTATTTGTTTTAATATTATATTATTCTGCGTATAGAATATATAGTATTCAAACACATACACACATGGATACATTTCGGACATTAATGCGTCAAGAAAAGCAGCACGAGATTGTGATTTTCGTATTACTCGTTTTGTATATTGTTTTCACACCATCCGTCCCTCTCGGTTTGGCGCAGTACGCCGAGAGCACCTACGGTCAAATCTTCGTTGTCATTCTTGCGGTAACCCTGTTTTTAAGCACTAACCCCGTCGTCGGTATTCTCGGGTTCTTTGCGGCGTATGAGTTTATTCGCAGGTCCAGTCATAGCACCGGCGTTTATGGTCTCGAGACATTCTCTCCTACCGAGCAAAAGAAGCAGGAAGTGATGACCGCGTTGAACCCCGCACCGGTGAGGACACTGGAAGAGGAACTTGTTGGCACTTTAGTTCCTATCACGCCTAATAATAATATCGGGTCTAGTGATGGAGGTTCTTTCCAACCGGTCCTCGGCCCGCTTTATGGCGCGGTTGAACCCGAATATGACGGAGTGATGTAATCGTCCGATCCGTCCCGTCCGGACCTGTTCCCATCCGGTCCACCATCCTGACTACGTTTTCATTTCGTTGATTTACCTAACGAAACGAAACAATAATGTATGTGTGTGTGTCGAAAACGATACACCACTATCACCCGCCACCGCTCTGTACTATCCCAGATGCAGTCACCCTATTACCAATTCGGTTGAATATAAACCGGAACATATAAAAGAGAATTGCGGCCAATAATAGCCCGAACAAAGTACCAATTAGAGTGCGAAATATATCGTTATTCAAGATAGTATCCCAATTCAAGCCAACCTTACTTAAATCGAGCTCCGCCAAACTACCGAGTTCACCATTATTCGCAGATTGCTGGTATAATACCGTACCGTCTTCGCCTGTAGGATTACATTTAATATAAATATCACTGCCTCTTTTGGCATTATTCGCACCATGTTTGTTATAATAGTACAAATTTTTAGGCATATTATTTTCTGACAATGGCTCGGTTTTTGTGATGGATGAATTTCGGGTTTCGTCGATGAGGCTCGTTAACGAGTCGCGATACACCATTATTGCGTCCTTTTTGTGATACACGATGTAATTATATGTTCCGGTATACTGCGGTAATAAATGACGCCCGACATATGTGAAAAATCCCTCCTTTGGAATAAGATTTCCTAAATTGAAGTTATTCACGTCGGAGATATATTTACCGGCGGTGCTTGATTTGCCCGGTAGGTCCTGAAGTATCGTATTCATAATATCGGAACTCTGTTTTCCGCTACCATTCCCAACATTTATCGGAATAGATACGATTAAGTTGCGACCGTCTGCGCTGGAATGATATGCGAGTAATTCCGCATCGGCGAGAGCACCGTCGTAGCGATGAAGTGACGGCTGGTATATATGGATATGTTCTACTTTATAATCGACACCATTATATTTCGCAGGATATATACCGCCACTGCCACTGTCGTAAGGGATACGCAAATAAGATCCTTTATGGAATACATTACACGTGCTCGTGTTATACTGGTATGAAAAATTACAAGTGGACGAACACGCGCGGTCTTCTTTTCGCATAACATCTGACGTAAGATTCACCGGCGCATCACGACCCGATTTCGCCCTTGATGGCATATTGTTATACGATTGTTATGTTATTTATTGGTATACTATATATAATATTATATATAATTTATGTATATGGAATAGAAATAGAAATAGAATTACATGAAATTAACACGAAATAAAATACGGAAGATTCATAGACAACAGAATCAAAGTGTTCGGAAATGGAAAAAGATACAGCATCGTAAAAAGGCCAAACGGTATAATACATTTAGACGGAGTTCGTCGGTATCGTCGCCGTCTAAATCGAAACTCGGTTTTATTGATGGATTTGCCAATAAAGCGCCATTGTTATGGCCGAAGCCTGATTCAGAGCAGGTGTCAGCGACAAAATTAAACCACATATTGAATAAAACAATGAAATACTATATCCCATCCCCCATCCTGATGTATTTGAAAAAGAAGTATAAGGATATAAAGCGTGCCAAACGGCATCAAACGAAGATGATGAAGGGAGGAGGAGGAGGAGATGACGACATCAATGTCGCTGCTGCTACTGCTGCTGCTACTGCTGCTGCTACTGCTGCTGCTACTGCTGCTGCTACTGTTGCCGCCCAAGGGTCGACCCCATCTGTCGACGATGCAGAACCATCCAAACAAGAAGAAGACAACGCGGAAGACGGCGACGCAAAGGACGGCGACGCAAATGACGGCGACGCAAAGGACGGCGACGCAAATGACGGCGACGCGGAAGACGGCGACGCAAAGGACGGCGACGCAATGGACGCAACAGCAGAAGACGCAGAGGAAGGCGATAAATTAAAAGCGAAATTTAATTTAGGACCAACGATAACTGGCGATATTTCGCTCCACTCTGAAAGTTACACATTAAAATCAAAGGACACCTGGCACTTTATCGAATTTCTGATTACATCCGGAAAACCGTATTATATCCAAATCAAGCCAAATGTCGGTGAAACGACATTATTAAACATTTCAAATACAGATATATTCGAATTACGGCGTATCCTATATGGAAATTATGGGACAGAGAAAGATTTCAAAGATGAAAATAAAATCCCAGATCAAAAACAGGCATTATATTTCAAACCGCCTGAATTGGTAGGTATCGCGGGAGGTGATTCAATATCTGTCGACACTAACGGTAACATTATGATTTATACTGGTGAAACCGCGCAAGTAACGAGAGATTCAACTGATAAAGTAATCGAACTAGAAGTTCAGGGTAATAAAAAACATGTCACGGTTACTGACGCAAAGCGACTCTATAAACTCAGCGGAAACCAACAAGGTCCGGCCACCATTAAAACAATTAAATCACTGCGGGATTTCGGAAATAGTATCAATGAAACAGAGTTCAGGATTCAAATTTCGCCGGTTACAGAAATAACAATGAAAAATGCGGCAGGTCCATCAGAACCAGCGGACGATAAAGAGGAAGTGTTTGCCGATGAATCCAATACATACGTCGTCAATTTCAGTGATGGGAGTGAAGTGACCGCAATCCAGACATTACGTAAGGCTCTCGAATTGGCGCGTAAGAACCTCAACGTCGATAATGACGCCGAGCGCAATCTAGTGGCGCTTGGTGTGTTTAAGATGTTGACGGAGATCTTAGAAAACAAGGAATTTGTCGTGTCCGAAGGATATGACGATTTTAAAACATCAGTATATAATTATTCATACAAGATACCTGGTGAAGAAAACAAATATGGATTTACGCAGTTGAAAACGTATTTCAATGAAAATCTCGACAATATAGACAAGGACACCGTGAGCGAATTTAACAAGGTATTGAACTTGTTGGGACAAGGAGTTGGTGGTGAAAATGCGGCATGTAACGCGTTTGCAAATCCAGGAGTACCGATTGATATCAAGGCAAAACTGATACCTTTGGTAGATGGAACCCTGAAAGAGACTATTCAAATAGTTAATAAAGGGAATGCGTCGGGGCTTGTAGAGTTGATTTCAAAAAGTTTGGAAGGTAATGGTATGGTCGAAAAAGACGAAGAAGGTGGTGACAAAAAGAAAGGTGCAGAAGGCGGCGAAGGCGCAGAAGGCGCCGCAGACGAAGGTGAAGTCGCAGAAGGCGGCGAAGGCGGCGAAAGTGGCGAAGGCGGCGAAGGTGGCGAAGGCGGCGAAGGCGGCGAAGGCGGCGAAGGTGGCGAAGGTGGCGCAGACGAAGTCGCAGCAGACGAAGGCGAAGCAGCAGCAGACGAAGTCGCAGCAGACGAAGCAGCCGCAGACGAAGGCGAAGCAGCAGCAGACGAAGCAGCCGCAGACGAAGCAGCAACCGCAGCAGCCACCGCAGCAGCAACCGCAGCAGCAACCGCAGCAGCCACCGCAGCAGCCGAAGCCATTTTAGCCGCAAAAAACTTACAGATCGAAGAAGTTGACGCAATGGACAGTCGCGGTGTCTGGTATCAGGCGTTCATTATTAAACGGTATAATTTCAATGACATGCCGCCACCGGATAATGAATTGCCGCAGGTGATTTTAGTCCATTTCCGAGGTTGGTCACGTGACAGCTACGAATTTATTCCAGCATCGAAAGAAGCAAAGAGAATACGTCCGCGAAATGCTGCCACAGCAGTTGGTTCGCTAGCAACACAAAGAGGGGCAACTTACGATGATACTGTCGATAATGTAAGGAAATTGTATGATGAAACGGTAATGACACGTATTGACGAAAAAGCAATAGAAGCCGCGAATGAAGAGAAGGAAAACCTGGAAGACACCCGTAAAGCAAATGCAATAAGGGGCACCTCGTATTCCGGCGGCAATAAACACAAAAACCGAACGCGGCGGCGGCGTCGAGTCAAACCGGTGAAATAAGTATTTGAATAATAATGAATAATAACACGGTTTTATGTTATTATTCCGCTACGCTACGCTCGGCTTAAAACGGTAAATACCTCAATGAAGCACTATCATACGCCGATACCTTGAACGCGTCATTATATCCTTCGACATACACCATATCACCGCTGCTTACATTATTACATCCATACTCACCCGTGCCGCTTTTACCGTTTACTGTAATCGGCAGCTTAATGGCGTTGTTTTTATCACTGAGCGTATAAAACTGCCATTTATCCCGGTTTGTGAATAAAGGTCGCCCGATCAATGGAAGAATTGTTTCGCCGCCGTTGCCGCCGCCATTTCCATTACGCGTGAGTATTCCAACCTGACGATATGTCGTGTCGACTGCGCGGGTTGGTACATTTACGCGCACACCGGCAGCCCCACCGCCACCACCGCCACCACCGCCGCCGCCGAATCCATACCCGCCGTAATGTATCGTTTCTACCCCGCCACGAATATCATAACTCGGTGTAGTTGAACCCACTGAGTTATCACGTAAGGGTGGAACATATGGATTTAATAATACATCCTGACTTGATGATGGCCCACCGATGCCGAAATCCAAGAAATCAGATTGCGCTGGAGGCGGTTGCTGGATAACCATTACATTTCCATGGCCGTGCCCATGACCGCCGTGGCCGTAACCGTGGCTGCCGTGACCGTGACCGTGACCGCTGAAATAACGCACCATAAAAAATACACACGCTATAATAACGATGATTACAATGAAAAACGATATATTTTCAAAACAAAACACACCAGGAGGACATCTTCGCGCCATTCTACTCCTAAATATCTATATATATAATGGATTATATATATAGCGAATGACAGTGAGTCGACGACCGACGAGCCGACGAACCGACGAGCCGACGAACCGACGAACCGACGAACCGACGACGATAGTGATCAGGCGAATTACTTTCCTGGCACAAACCCCTTCAACATATCGGTAATACCGCTAATACCGCCACCTCCAGTGATTTGTTTCATAAAACCTTCGGCGGACTTCAATAACGGACCCATATCCTTCATATTCTCCATCAATTGTTTTTGCTGGTTCATTAGAGATTTCGTCTGGTCGGTTAATCCGCGCACACCGTCTTCACCAATGATATTTTCGATATTGTCGTAGGCTTGTTCTAATGTGGATGCGTAATCAATACGATTTCCGTTATTACTAGTTTTATCGTCACCGTGGTCCTTTCCGTCATAATTCGCCGGAGACATCTTTGCCATTCCTTGCTTACTACTACCGCCTGATTTAGGTTTGCTGCCACTAGTCTCGTCCGACTTGACTTCATCCTTATTGGGTTTATCTTCATCCTTCTTGGGGTTATCTTCATCATTCTTCGCATTTTTGTCGTCGTCCTTCTTGGGTTTATCTTCATCTTTGTCGTCCTTCTTTTCACTGTCACCGTCTTTGTGTATCGTTTCCTCTCCTTCATTCGACGACGATTTCATCCCCTCAATACCGACGCTCATGTGAAACATATCTAAAATGGTAACCGATAGAAAGGCTGTCAATAATACAATAATCATATTTTTACTAAAGTAGGTCATAAGAACCCCAATCAACGTGAGTAAAATGATACCATTAAAATTGTTATTGGCTAAAAATCGGAGTATAGTTATCAATACCAAGAATAGACTACCATATAAAACGAACTTATTTTGAAAAAAGGGAGAATACAATAACTTATTGAGGTACGCCATATTGTAATGAATAAATATTTTGAATGATATACAATATCAAAATATAATAAATCGAATCGATATTCGATAATTGATATTCAATAAATTGGTATTCAATAAAATTGAATACGATTCGATTGAATATTATATATCAGAGAGGGCGAGTATAATGGCGCGTTATGAATTAGGGATGTGTCAAAAATTTAACGAGAGATTTCACGGGTTTGATGAAAATACAAGTTCGCCGGAACTAAAGAAGCATTACATTTGTTACTATACATTCCCCTTCTCTGATACGTTCAAAGAATATTTAGCATTCGCAAAATGTCATCGCGTCACGGTTGAAATCGTAGAACCCATCTGGTTGTCCCCGGGGAATGAAATGGTCGCAATATACAAAACATTTTGGTTGCGTATATTACAAAGAAAAGTGCGTAGGTGGTTGAAAATAGCACCCACGATTCGAACGAATCAAATATATCAGATGCTTATGCGGCGCGAATATAATGGAGCTAGGCATCTGCTTCAATAAAATACGACTGGTTCTGCTTCTTGTTCGTCGTCGCTGGCGCTATCTTCATCCTCATCCTCATCCTCTTCGGCCTCGGCATTAGCCTCGTCGCTGGCGCTATCTTCTTCGTCGTCGTCTTCGGCTTCAGCATCGTCGCTGGCGCTATCTTCTTCTTCGTCGTCGTCTTCGTCTTCCTCGGCTTCGTCGGCTTCGTCGTCGTCGTCGGCTTCGTCGTCTTCGTCGGCTTCGTCGTCGTCTTCGTCCTTGTCGCTGGCGCTATCCTCATCGTCGTCTTCGTCGTCCTCGTCGTCCTCGTCGTCCTCGTCGTCCTCGTCGTCCTCGGATTCCTCGGCGCTGGCGCTATCTTCGCCGTCCTCGCTAGCCTCGGACTCGTCGTCATTGTCTTCTATGAATTGTATTTCATTTATTTTTTCTATCGTAGTTCCAATAATTGTATCTATTTCCATCAGTTTATCAAGCCCCTTGCGCATATTCGACAATAATTTGCCAATCTTCCGCTTGTCTTTCACTAATTCTTTAATCATCGGTTTGTTATCTACGACACCGCCGTTCCGTCGTTTCTTCGACGACGATTTATGTCTCGTCAATTCTGTGTGTATCAATTTACTCAAATGCCGATATATTTCATCTAAATGATGGATTTGCGCCCGGTGTTCTTCCACCATTTCATCAAAAATGGTTTTGGCCTTGAGATACACAGACAATAAATGTTTATTATATTGAAGATTATGTCGCAGTTTAACCATCTGTTTTACAATCTCTTTTTTTGATGTTTTTTCATTCTCTCGATAGTCGCGAATCGACCGGTCATTATCGGCCAGAAAATCCGAGTCGCCGTAGTCGCTAGCGCTATATTCCATTTGGGTTTGTTACACGCTCGTTCGATGCTATAATACGTTTAGATTATATACCAGGGAATACGCCGACGCCGACGCCGACCCCGACCGCGCATTCAGACCTTTTCAAGAACATTCCACCAACTACACGGCTTATGCCAGAATTCCGTATAATAAATATCACCGTCCGAAAAGAAGGCCGCGCTATAACTAAATGAACTCGCGGATGTAATGAGAATATCCGCTGCGGCCATACCAAGATACGTCTGTTCGTTCGTTTCGTTCAGGTGAAGAACAACATCTTTCCCGATAATGTCATTCCCGATAAAATTCGCGAACTTCTCAGCCGCGCCCTGTGAATAAATATGTATCATAATTCGGTCAGCGGGCCTCGTTTTCGCATATTTATCACGGATGGTAAGTAACGTTTTAATATAATACGTATCCGTATACTCTTCACCACTATTCGGGCGGGTATCATCACAGTTCGGTCGCCGTATATGCGCAGCCAAATGAAGTGTCGGGCTACCGTCGCATCCTCCGTGCGCCGAAAACCCCGCATAAACTGCCTGGCGGTTTTTATTCTCCCAGAACCTACGTTTGATTCGCGCCATACTCTCACTCTTCATACACATGTCAATATTTCTCTCGACGTAGTTGAATATATCGTAAAAATCGGGTGTTAATATCTGGATTCCTTCCTCGCGCGCAGTCACGACTGCGTCATCATAACTCATATAATGCGGTTTCAGATTCATAATCGTATCCATTTTTTCAATGAATTCATTGTCGTCGTCATAATTATGCGCCATCTTTTTGGGGCTTCTGTATACAAATGTGGACTGCTCGCACTCTTCCGCGTAAATACACGTCCATATAAACCGCTGGAATTGCGCGCCAAACCCGTCATCAAATGGAATCGTCGAATAGTATCGTTTCTTCGGCGCGGCGACATTTAACACTGTCGCGGGGGGTATGGACTCAGTGGGCGCCGCCGCCGCCGCCGCCGCCGCCGCCGCCGCCGCCGCCGCATCCGCCGCCGCATCCGTCGTCTTCGCAACGAATTGATTCTCATCATTCAATTCATACGCATTGGGTTGCGACTTGTCGTCTCGCTCGGATGTAAGACGCCCGATGTGCCGGTTTGTTATCTGATTGTAAAACCCAGAAAGAAATCCGAGAGATTGCCACCGCTTCGCATAATCCATCTCGAAGAACTGGTTCGCACTGTCATAATTCCCCAGTATCAATATCGCATTCACATCAATCATCGACGGGCGGAAGCTATAATGCGGCCAATAATGGCAATTTCCATAGGCGAAATCGCCGGTTTTGTGTTGATGAAGTGCGACATCATGCGTCATATTGCGTAGAATACGGTGCCCCTGCATCTTATAATCCTTTATCGTCTCTCCATAATTACGATTGTATAAGATTTGGCGCACATTATATCCCGCATTACGCGAATCGACCATCATCTGCGTCGCTTTGGCGACATAACTGTCGGGTGTATGGAATAGAAAATCGTCCTCCATATGTATCCAGTATTCCGGTCGTGTTTCCGTCAATTTATTCCAAATGATATTCATACTCGCGCGATGACCTTTCTCCGCCGCGTCCTTCATATAGAAATCGATCCATGGATACGCATTCTTCATTTTTTCGCGGTCACTTTCACTCGAATTATCATCGACGCAATACCAATAATCAATCATATTGACGTCATTCCACATATTCAGAATCGAATTAACGGTTTGCTGGAATAGGTCCAGTCGCTTACACGTCGTAAATGTGATGATAATACGTGCGTGTGCGGTGCGATTACGCTTCACGATGACGGGGGATGCGTTCATCGCGCCTGCGTTCGTCGGGCCGTATTCCTGCGACCGCTTCAAATGAAACTTGGTAATAACCGGTTTTTTATACGAAAATTCGTCTTCCGGTCGGACGGTTTCGGCGCTTGAACCGGGGAGATACTCCTCTTCTGTTTTCTGGAGACTTGTGGGCTCGACAAGCGCCGGCCGGACCTTATTGAATAGACGCATCCATGTTTCGATGTCATCGTCGCTATATCCGTCCGATTTAGACGCGACTACCGAGAGAAAACGATTCACTGAAAAAAACAGACGCAGCAATTCGGGGAATGTGTCCTCTTCGAAATACTGGCGATAAAATACGAGGTTTGAATAGGTAGATGTCATAAAATGATACGCCATTATATTATGTTGAAGAATCGTCTTACAACAATCATATCCGGTTCGTTTGTCCGCGATATAAAACGCTGAAATCGAATTGTTGTATTCAATAACATCGTCGTATTTATCCGTCGCAAGGAATAACTTATTCTGCGGCGACCGGTTATAATTCTTGAATTTTTGATATAACGCATTCACGATGACGTGGTTGCCGTCCGCGCGTAAGAATTCCATCATAGACGCGACACCCTCGATTCGTTCCTCGTCATATTCGATGGTTTTACTGTAATATTTAAACGCATTGTATTTGTCGCCTTTTTTGTAATACAGGTTGCCGAGGCATAGCGCGCTATAATACTTTTCCTGCGTCCAGTTGTTTTGAGTAAGCACGCGCTCATACCATTGAATCGAACTGTCGATATGTGCGGGCCCGGCGTCCATCCAGCTCTGTGCGCAATAAAATGCGTATCGCTCCGCGAGGCCACGGTCGCCCGTTCCAGTGCCATTGCTGCCGGAATTCGCGATTTCTTCATGATATCCGCGCTCCAGCACCGTCGCGTCTTTGATATACTTTTGGGGGTCTTTATTTCGACTACCACTGCGTCCGGAATCCACATGATAATCGCCCTGGATTGCGTGGGAGCTATCTTCCTTGTCGACGCATGTGATATATTCGTGAAGCACGCCCACAAACCGCCATCGCTTCCGATTATTCACGATAAGTGTCCTTAAATAAACAAACGATTGCCCGAGCTTCAACTGGTATGCGTCGTGTGTGAGATCGCGCGGCAATACGAAATTCCCGTGAATTGAATCATCCGCGTCGAATATGAATAAGTAGTCGGTTTTTTGAAACGCCATCTGGAGCGCAAGCGTACGATTGAAGCCGAAGTCGCGCCATTCTACCTGCTCGATTTCGCCCGGAATACCGCGCGCCTTGAAAAACGCGCGAATCAGGTCCATCGTATTATCGGTTGAACCGGTATCTGAAATATAATACGCATCGAAATCCACATACCGGCACAAGTTTTCAAGCGTTTTTTCAATAATATGCGACTCGTTTTTTACAATCATATTCAAACAAATCGTATATGATTTAGCCGGTTTGGCGACCGGTCCCGGTCCCGGTCCCGCTACGTCATCAGTTACTTCTGTAATCTTCATTTTCATATACAGATTACCACTACTACTTAATATCATCGATATGTTTTTATGCCCGTTTTACATAGAACTAAAAATATAATAACATATATTAGTAGCCTACAACCAAATGTCATTTACACGCTTCCGCGACGACCCCGACAGAGTAAGAAAACAGCTTCAACAATCCACGGATGTAGGACGTTATGTATTAAATGTGCCGGGCCAGGGCGATAAACCGATGTATGCGGAAGACCCGTATCTTCGCGCGCAATTATGGGCCGGTAATATTATGACAAACTCCGTGGATATTGAGACGGAGTTGCGCGGACTGTCTCGCACATTGAGCCGGGATACGCCGGATAACTTTCATCACGCAATCCGCGCGTCACAGGCCACACGGACGAACGAAATGATTGTGTGTCCTACGCGGGCTGGCAGTGCGGTAGCACAGTCTCGTGTGACGCACCCCGCGTGGGTGTTGCGCGATATGGAGCAGGACAACTGGAAAATGCTCCATTTTGACCCACAAGAACACGTATTTAGACCATTTAACAATAATGTAAGCACGCGCATTATTGAAAAGGATAATTTTAAGCCGAGGATGGATGTGCCAGGGTTGTCCGATGATACATATTTCACAGTACATCCCGCGAATCTGAACCCGGAACTCGGAGGAATGGTGGCGGGGCGACGCGTGACGGAACGCGGTCTTGATGACGCAGGCGCAGGCACGGGCACGGGCGCAGGCATTATGGATATCGGCGATATGCGCCAGTTTAGCGGAACATCAGCACTGTTTTCATAATGGGTATCTTATTATAATAATTATTATTATTATTATAATTATATTGAGTAATCTAAATAGAGATAATACAATTATAATAATATAAATTTAATATAACCTCGTAACATACGATTTTCGAAGATAGATTATACATCATAAATGGCAGAGTTAGCATTAGGCGCGCTTGTTCTAGGCGCGGCGTATATCGCATCCAATCGAGATAAAAAGGCGAATCTGATGACGCAAGAAGGATACCGCAACGCCGGACAACACGAATCCCGATATTTACCCAATATGAATATTCCGGTTACAAATTATCCTGTTATTCGCCCAAATACCGGTTCAAATGTCAATGATTACGCGAATCCGAACGCCGCAACAGACCGTTATTATGCGAAAAATGTGGACTTCGATAAAATGTCGGCGGGTGTTGCTGGCGGCGTGGGTGGTGTAGGCATATTGCGCGGCGGTGCTGGCGGTGCTGGCGGTGCTGGCGGCGGTATCCCCGAAAGAGGGCGCGACTTCGCCAATGATAGCAAGGATTATCTTAGCGGCGCATCTAGCGGCGCAGCCACCGGCGCTCCATCCCAAAACTACGCCGATTTAGAATACGGAACCCAGTTCGGCGATAATTACGGAAAAGACGGATTCACATCACTGATGGGCGATAAAATCGACCCACGGATGTTTAAGCATAATAATATGGAACCTTATTACGGTGCGAAAATAAGGGGTGTCACTACCGGCGCGAATATGAACGAAAATGTGCTTGATAATAAGGTCGGTACCGGTTCGCAGTATTTCTCGAAGACCGAACAGGCGCCGCTATTCCGCCCCCACGACAACCTTCACCTCCCGAATGGGATGCCGAACCAGAACGATTTCTACCAGTCACGTGTTCTCCCCAGCTCGAAGATATCGAATGTGAAGCCGTGGGAGGAGATACGTGTCGGTCCTGGTCTCGACCAGGGATACGGCACACAGGGGTCGCTCGGATTTAATTCGGGAATGGAAGCTCGAGAGAAATGGATTGACCGCGGTGTCGATGAAATGCGCGTGAAAACGAACCCCAAGCTCACGTATTCTCTCGAAGGGCACCAGGGACCGGCCGCACACTACATCCAAACCGCGCCGACGACGGCGACTTTAGGGCGAATGGAGAAACATTTGCCCGATACATTCTTCGTAAATACACCTGACCGTTGGTTTACGACAACTGGTATGGAGAAGGGTGAAACCTTGCGCGCTATTGAATTGGACCGCGAGAGTAACCGCCAGACGACGACGAGCGAGTATTTCGGTGCGACGGCGCCGGCGGATGGCGGTGCCGCAATGTATGCGCCGAAGAATTTCGAAGACACGCGTCGCCAGGTATATGACGGAAAACCGATGATTAACCCTTACGCCGCCGAGAAAAATACCGCGACCGAGGCCGACTTCGGCAGAATGAGCTATAAATTCACGCATAATAATCGGACAACGGTGCGCCCCAACGAGATGGGCGGTATTCACGGCGCATTTAAGGCGGTTATCGCACCCTTGCTCGATATTCTAAAGCCGTCTCGTAAAGAAAATGTGGTCGGCAATATGCGCCCTTATGAGAACGCGAGGATGCCCGTCCCGGCGGCCGTTACCGCGACATTTAATCCGGCTGACCGCGCACCAACTACCATCAAGGAGACGACCGTGGGTCTCGTCGGATATGACCACATGAATGTGGAGCGCCAGGCTGCGGCAGGTTATTTAATCTCTCAAAACACGCCGATTGAAACCGAACGCGCAACGACCAGCACCGATTATTTAGGAGGTGCGGGCGGTAGCGCTGTGCGTATGGGGAATGGCTTATATAACGCGGCCTATAACCAACGCAATAATGTCAATAAGACGTATAAGAATGTAACAAATCACGGGTCGATGTCGCTGTTTAATTCAAATACGAATGTCCAGATAGACCGCCTGGATGCGGACCGCGCGAACCAGCGCAGTATGGTGGCGACAAATGCGCCGTCGTCGATTCCTAGTATCGATATTTATGGCAAGATGACGATGCCACAGGGATACGATGAAACCAAACTGAACGAGAGAATCCAGCCGGATATTCTTAACGCATTTAGACAAAATCCGTATACGCATAGCCTTCAGACGTATTAGGTCCGCGGACGGTTGCCAAGAGATTCATAAAATCATGTATTCAAATATTTTATGAATTATAGTATAGATTATTTATATCAATATAAAGTAGTAATATTCATCGAATACTATCGTATACTAACGAAAATATAAAATGAGAATATCGGAGTTATTCCAAGATAAATACACAGTGATATTTGTATTGATTGTATTGTTATTGATGAGTGTATGGGTATCAAGAACATACCGCAATGGCGGGTTTGGGTCATGGATAGCACCATCCGAAGGATATGGGACGGGGATTATAGAGGGCCTCACACAGGCAACGCCTTATATCGGCGACGCTTATACCGCCACAAGCAATCCTCCCCCCGCCGCTGTTGGGACTGCGTCAGCGGGCGTATTGTTATTGAATCGGTGTACTCGTGTTAAGAATACCGAGGCCACATTTCGGTTTCTTTTTACAACTACAGCGGAATTGCGTGGATTGAGCGGAACGACGCCTGCGAAAATAATCAAAATATCGATACCGAAATCTTATATTCAAAACACCACGGCGAGTGGATTGGCGATATCCCTGAAAGATTATAATACGGGAACATCCGCCGCCGCCGCCAACTCGATCTCATTATCCGGAACCAGCGTGGATACGGCGACGTCGGCGTCAAACGGTATTGCTGTTGATACCACCACCGACGCCAATAATTGCGTAATAACCTATACCCTACAAACGGCCAGTCCCATTCCCGCGAATAAACAATACGCGCTGGAATTATCCGGAGTGAAGTGGGTGAATGCCGCAGTAACTCCGGCGGCCGACGCGGTTGTTACATTAGAAAGCAATGCGGAGCCGAATGGCGCACAGAAGTTGGTCGCCGTGAATTTGTATCACGCATCCGACGCATCAAAGCGCGTTCGGATATTCGATGATACTACATTCGGGTTTGAGGCGAATTTTCTGTTATGCCGTAAAATCGCGACGGAAAGCCCCGCATTGTCTCCGAATAATACCGGAACCGCGACCACATTTACGATGACAATGATGCTTACAAATGGCCTCTCGGCGGGCGACCATTGCTTACTTCAGCTTCCGTATGTATTGCCGATATCTGGGGTCGGTCTTGGCGTAAGTATCGATAACACATTAACATCTAGTTCATTTTCGACCATTGATAACAAAACACTTACGGTGAATACGGCGACCGCACCCAATCCATATGGCGGAGGTCAGAACTCGCTGTATTTCCGCATCGGCCAGGGCGGAAGTGGGGTATTATTGGCCGCGAATTCCACTCTGAAATTGACGATATCCGGTATTCAAACCCCGGCGGAGGCGACATCGACCACCAGCGCGAAAATACGCACTTTTCGTGCGGCTGAAACCGCGTTTAATTTTACGACCGACGGGAATGTGCTCGATGCTGGCGAATTTACGCTATCGGCGATACCGAAGGCGGCCAACGCTGCTGCGTCCACCGGAACACCCACGTCGACTGGGACGGCGAGCGACGGCACCACGTACGTGACATCGGCCGCATCTTCGGTGCTGATTTCAAACGTGAAGGAGCAAATGAAATGGGCGGTTCAGGCCCAGAAGGATTATGAAGCCGCGTATCAGAAACTGCGTTCCGCGACGTCGGAGACGGTGAAGAAGGACGCCCAGGACGCATATGACAAAGCCGTCGCGAAACGAAACCGGCTCATCGCGAGCCACCCTGACTCTTGGTATGACGGCGCCAATTGGCGTTACGGTGATGATGGCCACGTGCGTAAATGCGTTGAGCCTTCCACACTTTCCACGAATGAAGGCAATTGCCAGAATATATTCCGGATGGACTCGGCAGGCAACCTCGTAAAAACGGCAGATGGCAATAATATACTTCTGATGCGTAAATGCCCGTGGAAATGTAACAATGCCGGTCAATCTGGATCTGATGCGTGCCGTATTGACGCGGATTGTCTGAAAGTGACCCAGTGGGCGACATACTTACCCGATGGAACCCAAATCGAGAAGAATTTGATGGGGACATCGGCGTCGTCCCGTACGAATTATGATGATGTAGCGACGGCTTCTAGTAGCAGTGCGCTGGCGGATGATGATATTTATCGCCGCGGGATTACGCGGAATTTCCGGGGATACGGACAGAATCAACCCGGCGGCGCACAAGAACAACAGTCGCGTCCTGGCCTCTTCGGTTCGATCCGCGATGCTACAGGCAGTCTTATTCGCGGTATCGGCAACTGGATTGACCCGAATGACCCTAACTCTGGTAAACGCACCGCGAAACATAATGCGTATTATTATGAGGACGGGTCTCCTGCGGCGACGGCTTACCTGGGAATGTATAACGGTCAAGGATATGAAGAGGAATCGCCGTTTAATGCTGCGGCCAAACCGACGAGTTATTATTACACTACCAACTATTATTATACGGATGGCGAGGCGGGCGGCGCTGGCGCTGGCGGCGCTGGAGGGAAAGGCAATGTGCCGGGGGCGGTATCAAAGGTGATGCCTTATGAGCAAAATATTAATTTATAAGTGTAACGAAACTTAAACAATAATTTATCATTATTATCAAGATTATAATAATGACATCCCCACTAGCATCCACCACGTCCGCGTCCATTCCCGCGTCCATGTCCATTCCCGAACTGTCATGTATCCACAAAGATATTCATAACAAACTAGATGTATTCATAAAGAACCGGAAAATCCCAAATATTATATTTTATGGCCCCCGCGGGTCAGGGAAAACATTTATATTGAATAGGTTCATTTCTTCTGTGTATGGCGGCGATAAAACGGCCATCAAAAACTATGTTATGCGCGCGAATTGTGCGCACGGTAAGGGTATCCGTTTTATCCGCGAGGAATTGAAGTTTTTCGCAAAGACAAACATCGACCTGAAAGAAGGCGCGATATTCAAATCGGTTATTCTGACCAATGCGGATAAATTGACAATTGACGCCCAGTCCGCACTTCGCAGGTGTATTGAATTATTCAGTTATTCTACACGGTTTTTTATTGTTGTTGAAAACAAGGACAGTCTTCTGAAACCGATTCTCTCGAGGTTCTGTGATATATATGTCCCGCAGCCGATTATTATGGGATGTGGTGGTGTTGGAACCCAGGTGAATTTACATTCGTATCGCGCGAATCTGATTTGTGATACCAGCAAAATAGAGAGGTCTCGCGATAAATCTCTCGGAGAGTTGATTAAAATCCATCCTGATTATCTGAAAACACCGTCCGATGAGCCGACGGCGACCCCGACATTGTCCGAATACAAAAGCATCGTTGACCTGTCCGTTGTTTTATACGAGCAGGGATATTGCGGTCTAGATGTTATCGAGTTTGTTCGTAATAGCACACAAATGAACGAAATCAAGAAATATGAACTGCTTATTATGTTCGATAAGGTGCGCAAGGAGTTTAGAAACGAGAAATTACTATTGTTATTTATACTTCATTTTATAGTATTTCGTTGTAATCGGAGTTTAGAAAATATATCATTTATGTAAATCCTCATATCGCGGACTATGGATGATTATTCGGTGACTTCATTATACGAATCGAAAAACGAATGGGCGACCCGATTGGTGAATATTCTGTGTCCTCTGGTACAGGAAGGATTCCGGTCCATCTTCGACGAGGCGTTGAAATTGTGTATTGGAAATAAGGAGAATGACAAGTACTTAATGACATTTCAGAACCTTCTCTCGCGAGTTCCAAAATGGAACCCGAACATCATCAAGGAAGAGACCGCGCGAATTAAGGAGCGAAGCACCTGTGGATATTTAGAAGACTTGATAACATGTGTCCATATCATTCATTTGAAGTGTATGACGGTGATGCGTGTCGGAAGTAAACAGAAGAAGGTGGATATCAAACTCCCCGAGTTGTCTGATTTCGTTCATAAGGTCTATGTGAATAGCGCACGTAAACTGTATTCGAATGTGTATATTTTCGAGAAGGGCAATCACCCGCTTCAAGTCCAGCGCAATAACCGCGAATTTGAAATCATTGTGAAGGAGTGTATTTATAATACGATTCGCGATAACATCCCCGTTGAGGAGTTGATTAAGATGTATTTAGAAGAAACCATCGAAGATGTGGTAGAGGTGACCGAAAATGAAGAGGTTATTCAACAAGAACCGATTATATCTGAAGTTGACGCCAATCTCTCGTCACGTCGGCGCAACTCATCAACACGCCGTCGCCGGCATCGTGACCGTATAGGCGGTGGCGGCGGCGGGGACGGCGGCGGGGACGACGGCGGGGACGACGGTGGTGACGGTGCTGACGGTGCTGACGGCGGCGCAGGTGACGATGGTGGTGCGTCATCGTCAGTGGACCAACTTGATTTCGTAGGTGAATTAAATGGAAGCGCATCGACCGGCACAGGTAGCGGCACCGGCAGCGGCGGTGTTTCATTTGGAGATAATGAAGTTCGCACATTTGAAACGGACTCTAGCGAGAGAAGGAACGAATATGCGAGAGACGCAGACATAGATGACGCCGACGAGGATGATAGCGGTAGAATACATATTGGCGGGGATATTCAATTGGATACATTGGATATCCATTCATTGAACGAATCACAGAATATTAACGCACCACCATTGTTGGAAGATATCGAGATATTATAATATCAGTAATAATATCAGTAATAATATCAGTAATAATATCAAATACAAATGGCAGAAGAAGAAGACAAGTCGCACTGGTACGATAATATATTTTTCATTGATTTGCTTATTTTTATATTTTCATTTCTATTTTTAGCGATCGCGGGCGGTGTTATGTATGTATGTTATCCACCAGTTATGATGGCGTTTCAAACATAACCGGCGCAGTAACTGCGGATCACCAGGCATGTTATTTCGTATAAAACTTGTTTTGTTTATTGAAGTGGTATGTATATAAGTTTAGCAATTATTATATACATGTCATTTACGACGAATTTGTTTGTTATCGGTGCGATAATTGCGACAGTTTATTTCTTATTGAAATTCTTAGAAATGCGATTTGTAGACCGGGACAATAAAAAACCAATCAAGGTTCTTATACGCGATACAATTATCGTATGTATTTCTTCAGTGGTGGGCGTATATTTGCTAGACCAATTTAATATGTTAGGTATCGGCGGTGGCGGCGGCACAGGCACAGGCAACGGTGGCGGTTCGTCGTCGCCTGCAGTATTTGTAGATACACCGGGGTTCTAGTCGTCTTTTGATTTAGGCGCCGGTGCCGGTGCCGATACTCCATTTTCATAATAATGTTTCCCAACCCGGTTCAGATTGGATAACATCAACTGCCACGCAGTCATATATGAATGTTCGGTGTATTTTAGACACACGTGTCCATCGGCGGCGGCATCGGACCATTTCTCGCAAAACCGGCGCACATACGGCGCCGCAATCGCATTCTTATACTGCGGCATCGATGGAAATAAGTGGTGCTCGATTTGGAAATTGAGGTACCCCATCACCCACGATACCAGTGCGGATTTCGTGGATATATTCACAGTATGTCTGATCGCATATTCAAACCAGAGGAGGTGCTTATTTTCAGGGACAACGTCGGTAAATGTATGTGATAGAGAAAAGTGTCCGAAAAGATAGACGAAATTCCAGAAGTTTACTATCATCGAGAGGAAATACGCCCCGATTATTCCTCTTTCGCCGTCGCCGTCGCCGGTATAGAATATATACGGCAACACAATATGCGATGCGGACATACACACGATTTCAAATGCGGCAGATACGTGATGTTCTCTTGTCCGCGCCGAACAAAGCGCGCGAAACACCTTCTTCGGGTGAAGATAATAGACCCAAAACAAATGAATGATTATTCCAGTGACCAGGGGCAAGAATGTCCACGCCTGAATTCGCATCCACCATCGGCTAATAAATCGTGCGGCGGCTTTTCCGTTTGTATTCTCTTCGAATGCGGTATTGAAAAATGCGACAAATGGAGTGGTATCCAAGTCGATATCGTGCTTGATTTTCTGCGGAGTTGCGTGATGGCGTTGATGCATCGAATTCCAAACGGACGAACTAAACCCGTTACATCCCATCGTAAACGATTGAATTGCGCGGTCGACACGCTTGTTTCCGGTAAAACTTAAATGACCGCATTCGTGTTGGACCCATCCGCAACGCGTCTTGAATACGATGAACGATAGCATCGACGCGTAAATGTTATAGGGCGCGAGCCACGCCCCCATCCCGAAATAGAATGCGATTTCAAGAAGGCGGAAATAAACGTGGATATAATCGGGTTCGAAGCAACCCTGATTGACCAGGTTGGTCCGCATCTCTCGGAAATCGGCGGTCATTGCTTCCTGACGCTGGGTCATTTGAAACTCGGGGGCAAGCGCATGCGCCGGGACGGATTCAGGGCCGCAATTGTAATCTGGCAATGAATGAAGGACATTTCTCGCGATAGGTGACCGGTAATGAAACTCGCGGAATACTTCGGTAGCGTCGCCAGCGTTCTTCGCATAGTCGATGATACTTCCGCCGGGATGCTTGAACTCTGTGATGTCGTAGGTTGTGCCGTCGATGAGTATTGTGTCGCGGGAGCGAGGGTCGTCGTCGTCGTTGTTGTTCATTACTCTATCCATTATAGTATATATATTCTAATGTTTATATAATATTACGGAAGTTATTTATCATGATGAACGCCGTTACATCCGCGTCACCGACGCAAATCATCAATGAATTTCTCTCGGGCCTGACGATTGCGCTCTTACTGATTCCTGAATCCATCGCATTCGCATTTATTATGGGATTGTCGCCGAATACCGGCATACAGAATACGATGGTGATGTCTCTTATAACATCTATATTTGGAGGTATGCCAACGATGATTTCGGGGTCAACCGCCGCGGTCGCAACATCAATCGCCGGTGTAAGCACCTTACTCGGCAAAGAATACATCATTCCAACCGTCATCGTCGGCGGTATCATCCAGATTTTAGCCGCGCTCACCGGGTTATATAAATACGTGACGTATATTCCCAAATATATCATGTCGGGGTTTCTGGTTGCGTTGGCCGGTCTTATCGCTGTTCATCAGCTCGATAATTTTAAAGACAAAGACCACCAATGGCTTACTGGTTTGAAAATGGCGAATACTGTATTATTCACAATTATATCCACGTTGATTGCGTTTTTCGGAGTTATTAAAATCGCGCATAGCAACGACCAGCATATCCATATACCCGGTGGATTAGTTTCGATGTTCGCGATTACCGCGTTTATTTACATTTTTACGCAATATTACAATATCGACCGCGTGAAAGATACCGGCGCGATACATTCAGAGCTGCCATCGCTTATTTCGTTAGAGGGTATTTCCCACATCAAATATGACGCGGAAAGTCTTTTGAAAATGCTGCCATTTTCGGCGGCGATGGCATTTACCGGGTTATTAGAATCGCTTATTATGGTGAAAGACGCCGAAAGCGTGCTTCATATAAAGGGCAACTCGTTCCGTGAAAGCGTTGTCCAAGGTATCGCAAATATCGCGACGGGGCTAACGGGCGGATTCGGCGGGTGTGTACTTGTCGGACAGAGTAAACTTAATTTAGCAAATGGCGCGAAAACCCGGTTTTCATCGGTCATCACAAGTGTGCTTTTTATCGTGATTTGTTTGTTCTTCGGTCGCGCCATCAACGAAATCCCGATTGCGGCGGTTGTCGGTGTTATGTTACTCGTTGTATACAAAACAGGCGACTGGGATAGCATATTCAAACCGCAATCATTTGATAGGCGATGGATAATAACACTCATCACCGCGATTGTCGGGTTCGCATCCGGGAGTTTATCGCTTGGTGTCGTTGTTGGTGTGATATTGGATAAGATATCTGCGTTCAAATACTAATTTTAGTATAAACATATGACAAAATTGAAATCATATGTTTATTGTTGTATATAACTCATCGTTCGTTTATTATACGTACACTCACACCCACACACTACGATGGCTATTGTTGCTCCTGAATCTGTATCTGTCTCCGTTGCCTCCGAATCCGAATACTGGCCTCGCACCATCGCCGCCGCGAATGTGTGGGACTTCTCGTATATGAACGACTCGCTTTCCACAAGCAATTTGAGAGATGGTCTGCGCGCAGTCGTCCGCGCCACCGAATCACCCGCAGTCAAGACCAAGGAAATTAATGTATGGAAGTATATCTCCAATTACAGCCCACCCTCCGACCGCGGATTCATGTTTAGTGGGGGCGACGACTGGATCATCACACTCGTCCAGAATGAAATGGAGGTCGGTCATTCCGGCGCAAGTATGGGATGGACAATGCGGAATATCGAGTTCATCGCGAAGAATGGGCTTCCGGCGCACCGAAATATGTATCTGAACCGCAGCCGCTAGTCGTAGCATTCCCGGATTCCATTCCATTCCATTCCATTCCATTCCATTACATTACAAAATGTCAATATAACACGGTAACGTATCCACATTCATAACAATATGTGTATTTCGGCCATCTTTCGGGAACTTCGCCGCAATGGCAGCATGCTTCTTATATTTTTTATACGTGATTTTATACTCATCAAATATCGGATTATGAATCTCGGTCGAAGGGATGTGATTGTGGACCGATCTCGTAATCATCTTATACAGTTTAAAATCCGGGTATCGCTCCTCTCCGCTCGATTTATACAGCACATTACGCCCCTTATCGTCCATCGTCCATTTCACGATTAACCTAATCACCGGGTCAGTTTTACACAGCTTTTCCACTTTACGCAGGTCGTATATAAAATAGTCGAATAGTGCGCATGCGAACCGGCACAAATCAAAACTGTAGTTCGGTTCTACAGTAGGTTTGTCCGCATTATAATATGGCGGGAAATTGTATTGCGTGGCGGCGTCGCCTTTCGGGTGGAAACTGTCGCTACAGATGAGCTCCCCGCGGAACTTGTAAATCGCCCGCCCGAAATCGATGATTTTAAAGATGCGGCCATACGTAGGGACCTTATAATACTGGTCTTCATAGAGGTAATAAAGAAACTCTTCAGTGGTTTCAATAAACATCACATTGTTCGTATGAAGGTCGTTATGTGTGAACGCAAACATCTTCTGATATATTATGAGCGTCATAATCACCTGGAATAGAATAGACGACCACTCTTCTTTTGTCAGTTCATCTGTCATCATGATATGGTCCAGGGTGCTTACACACTTTTCAAGGAGAATCGCTTGAACAGGGAAGTCCTTGATTTTAACGGTGATATTTTCATCATCGCTGTCGTATGAGTCATCACTGCCATCACTGCCATCACTGCCATCACTGCCATCACTGCCACTTCTACTGCTACCGCCAGCGAACGACGTATCATCTACTTTTATGGTATCATTTTTGTCGCCGCCATCCTCGCTGCCATCCTCGCCGCCATCCTCGCCGCCATCCTCGCCGCCATCCTCGCCGTCTATCGTAGTATAGGATGAATTTGACTGCGATGAATCACTGTCACTAGAATATTCTTGGTCTCTTGTGCGCTCTTTATGATTAAGTCTCGTTTTCATTGGAACATCCGTCACATCCGTCACATTCGTCGTATCCCCGTCGCATTGGACTTGCGAAAGCAGTTCATCAACATTTAATTCAACCATTTCGGTGCTCGTGGGTGTATCAATTACAACACATTCAGTTTCATCTACACCCTGCGCATTCACATCAATTTCATCTCCCCCTACCGTATCAAAACAATGAAGTCGGCCTTTACTATTTGAATAATCGTCGGCCGGATCGATGTAACCGTCATCGCCCTCCGCCGACGCACCAATCATCGGTTTCAACTTATTCCGGAGTTTCATTAATTTACTCACATTGATATCCGATAGGTCGGATTCGTCTTCGCCAAACTGCGAATAATCGATTGTGAAGAGTTCGTTCTCGTATGTATTGAAAAACGAGCATCCAACAAGATACTCGATATCATCAAACACATTCGTGGAAAATTCGCGTTGCTTACATAAATAACTGCCATAATAATCCAGCCCATGGACGACTCCATGGGTATGAAGTGCTTTGCTCGTTAAGTAGGAGAAAAACCCGTCAACATACGACGCATTGTTCACGTTTAGCATTTTCTCTTCACAATCCGCGGAACTCGAATTGTATTTGGGTAGCGTCATCGTTTTGGTGTCTTGAATATTATATTTACCCGATAAATACCGGATAGGGTCAAGTAGCGGCGAATACTTCACAAATATCGGCGCATTATGCGCATCGCCAGCGTCATCCCCAATCACCGTTTCAAGATGGTTTAGGGTTTGGCTGCTTTCATTGATTTGCGATGAATGCTCGATAATATTCTGTAAATAATACTTTTGGTTCAATTGGATACTATTATAATTGGACTCGTTAATATCGAAAAATCGCGAATAAATCGGAGTAAAATTCTGGATATCGAATAATAGCGCGGTTTCTATCTTCTCCGGAGTATACTTATGTTTCCGATAATGTAATTGGAATAACGCAGGCGTCTTCGATATAGACATGTTGTTCCTAAATGAAATACTGGTATGATTGTTAAATAGAAGTTATAAATTGATTTTAAACGGGGGCTCCACCGCATCCGATTCCGATTCCGATTCCGTATCGATTCCATTTCATTCCATTCCATTCCATTCGTAAAAAATGTCATTAAATAATATATGCCATTTTTATCACCATTTACTCGATTCGTCGTGATTGCGTGTAAATGAATTTAGAACTCGCGAAGTTTGATATGAAGGCCATCAGCTTTCGCCCCGATGAAAATAAGGGACCCGTTATCGTTCTCATTGGCCGACGTGATACAGGTAAAAGTTTTCTCGTTCAGGACTTGATGTTTCACCACCAGGATATCCCCATTGGAACCGTCATCTCAGGGACAGAAGCCGGCAACGGTTTTTTTGCCGCCCATGTGCCAAAACTATTCATCCATGACGCGTATAACACCGCAATCATCGAAAATATTCTCAAGCGCCAAAAGGCAGTCCTGAAGCAGGTGAAGAAGGAACAGGATATGTATAAGAAGTCGTCCATTGACCCGCGTACATTTGTCGTATTGGATGATTGTCTGTATGATAACAAGTGGACGAAGGATGTGATGATGAGGCTTTTGTTCATGAATGGGCGTCATTGGAAGGTCATGTTAGTCATCACAATGCAATATCCCCTGGGTATCCCTCCAAATCTCCGCACCAATATCGACTACGTTTTTATCCTCCGCGAGCCATATATTGCGAATCGTAAGCGAATCTATGACAATTATGCGGGTATGTTCCCCACTTTTGAGAGCTTTTGTCAGGTCATGGACCAGTGTACCGAGAATTATGAGTGTCTCGTCATCAATAACAACGCGAAATCGAACAAATTACAGGACCAAATCTTCTGGTATAAGGCACAACAGCACGGGCCATTCAAGCTGGGCAGTAAGGAGTTCTGGGAAATATCGAAGAATCTCGGTTCTGATGATGAAGGAGAGCAGGTATATGACCCAAACGCCTCGAAAACCAGTAAGGCGCCGAAGATTAATGTGAAGAAGAGTAAGTGGTGATGGAAAAGTTGGTCTCGGGATTGCGAGAACGATATTTGATGATAATCTTGCTTTAGGCTATCCTAAATGAAGATTCTAATATTAGAATTTTATAATCATGTTGATTTACATTTGGGTGTAGTAAGATGGCGAAAATAGTATTTTAACCATCATTTTCGCTTTCGTTTATAAAAGCAAGCGTCATTTTAGCCGTCGCTTTCATAAATATCGCTTTTCAAATGTAAAAGCGACAGTATTACGTTCTCGTCGCTTTCATAAATCCGCTTTTGATTTATAAAAGCAACATTAACCGCCTATTTAACCGATTCAACACATCCGACAGGTCAAACCCTGGTTCGTTCGGATTGTAACGTATTATTGCGTAACCCTGATTCTTGATGAAGTCCTCTCTCGCCACTTCGTTCGCCACTAACCGGTCGCTATGTCCGTATTCGTCGCATTCCACGACAATGAAATCGTCCGTAAAGCACAAGTCGACCCGATAAGGCCCAATCTGAAACTGTCGGGACATCGAACGTAAACCGCGGTACGCATTTTCAATAAACCCGATAGTCTGCGCTTCAATACACATCGGAAATCTGACAACTTGGACTTGGTCCGACGCAGTAACAAGGTATTTGTTTCTGAAATTAAATGAGTTCTTGAAGAGCTCAAATGCTTCTTCCGTAAGCATATATACGATACGGTTATGTCCGCCATTCTGTTTTTTTGTTTCATTGACTACTTTCAGTTGTGACTTTGTATAATGGATATTCTCTCGGTAGTTCCTTTCCAAGTGTCTTATTAAATTGTATTTTGATGTCTGAAAACAAGCCAACGACTCATCCAAATCGCGCGTGAACTCGGGCATAACAACGTAAATACAGTGTATTACATACAACAGTTATTCACCGTCTATTTATTTCAATTTTATCTTGCTTTAATATTCTACTACACTAATTAAAGTTATTGTATTCATTTTTCTTGCCCATATAAATATTCTGTATTGTATTTTCACTTGTGATTTTAATAATATTTTGAGCTAATTCATTAAACCAACCATACGTATCATTCCACACATCTTCTTGAATAATTCTTATTATAGAATAACCATTTTCATTCGCACATTTTTCTTTGTATTGGTCGTTTTCAAATTGTTCTTCTGGTGTTTTCCAATTACTGACTTGAACGAAATGTTGTCTCCCATCTAATTCAATAATAACCTTTTGTTCTTTTAATACAAAATCAAATGGAAGAATTCGACTGGTAATTTGACTGGTAATTTGACTTTTACACCAATCTGCACGAAACTGTGAAATGATATTTGGATAAATTTGTAATAGTTGTTCATATAATTTTTTTTCAGTTTTATTTACACATAGTGGACACCAAGAATTTAGTGCTGTGATATTCTTTAAAATACTTTCAAATTGATGACCACAATCACAATCAAACCAATATTTATTATGTGAACTCTTAAAAACCTGTCTTGGGTTTATATGAACGTTTTTATCGCTCCAATATTTTGATTTGTCGTGTGAAGCAAATGATTTTTCAAAACAGGTTTGACAATCTTTATTTTCACATATTTTTTGAGGTGGATTAGCACAATAAGGACACCAAGATTTCATTCCAGTAATACTATCTAAACAACTTTCAAATTGATGACCACAAGTATCACAATCAAACCAATATTTATTACCAGAAGATTTAAACACTTGTCTTGGTTTTACAACGCCATTTTTCTCACTCCAAAACTCTGATTTGTCATGTGAAGCAAATGATTTTTCAAAGCAGGTTTGACAATCTTCTTTTTCGCATAGTTGTTTATTTACACTGCCACAATAAGGGCACCAACTATTTCCAGTAATACTGTTTAAAGAACTTTCAAATTGATGACCACAATCACAATTAAACCAATATTTATTATGTGTTCCCTTAAAAACTTGTCTTGGTTTTACATCGCCATTTTTCTCACTCCAATATTTTAATTTTTCATGTGAAGAAAATGATTTTTCAAAGCAGGTTTGACAACCTTCCTTTTCGCATAATCTTTTATTTGCACAATACGGACACCAACAAGGTTTTAGTGAAGTAATGTTGGATAAAGCACATTCAAATTGATGACCACACATATGACAATTAAACCAATATTTTTTGTGTGAAGATTTAAAAACCTGTCTTGGTTTTACATTACCGTTTTTCTCGCTCCAATATTTTGATTTGTCGTGTGAAGCAAATGATTTTTCAAAGCAGGTTTGACATTCTTCATCATCGCATAATCGTTTTGAGTCGCACATTTTTGCTTTATGATATAAATTTTATAACAAAATTTTGAATCAATTTAATTACATATTAATCAATTTAATTATATATTAACCTCTACAGATTTCCACGGCCAAAATGAGCCGCAGCGTAAAAGACAAAACAGTCTTCAATGATTATTATTACTGTGTAGCGGTTTAATCTGTTCGATAAACCGTATTACTCGCAGTAATAATAATCCTACTTTCAAAAGTATATTATTCAAATACTATTTAACGTCGCCGACGTCGCCTTGTTCTAAGCTCACCGCTGCCTCCACCAAGAATAGCGCATCTTATTATTGGTTTATTCTTACCGTTACCGTTACCGTTACCGTTACCGTTACCGTTACCAGTCTTAGAAATCTCATTAACAGATACAAATTCACCCATTCGAGTTGCGGTAATCCCGCGCGCAACTGCGGTCTTTTTCTTGCGTGTGACGGCATCTGCCAGCGTGATATATGTTTTGGCGGATGAACCGGCGGGAGTTGCGGTATAAAGCAAAATAAGTCGAGCAATTTCGTCATAGGATTTGACGACACGCCGACAGGAGATATTTGCCGATTTCATATTGGCCTTGAATACATCATAATCGAAATCAAGCGTATGGATGTGGTGTATTGGCTGTTTCTTATCTTTATCCGGGATAATATCGACGCCCCATATTTCTTGATACGCCCATATCATTTGCGGTTGGTCCCAGTCAGGATAACTATTTGACGTGATTGCGTTGTCGATAAGGGACGCAAATACAAGACAAAAATGGATATTTCGGTGGACATCAAGTCGCGACTCGTCGTCTGCGTCAGAATCCGCCGCAGCAGCCGCAGCAGCCGCAGCAGCACCCGCATTGCGCCGATGTTTCGACATTTCGACCAAAAATGGCAGAGATGATGTCTGACGTAATATTCCGATGAACCGGTCATAATGCGGTTCTAATGCGGCCTTGCTTGTTATTTTAGAGAGGAATGTGCCCTGTGACGTTTTCGTATGAAATGCCGACTGCCGCGAACGTTTATATTTCCAGATTTCATCCAGTATCATATCTTTGTCGGTTATTTCGGCCACACGTCCGAAATCAATTGCTCGTACATTATCCCGGTTTTCCGTATCAATAAACCAATTTCCTTCATGTGCGTCCACCAATTGTTTTTTCTGTTTACGCATACACAATAATTGAATTGCCGCAGCTCCTCGTGCGGCGGCTACTCGAAGTCGTTGGTTTTCAACACTTGATATTACTTTGTATGTATTTTCGCCCGCGCCACCCGCAGCGCGCGTATCATCGCCCACCATTTCCATACACATCATAACCACCGATGTTTTGTGTTTGGGTATTTGAGACAAGAAATATTCAAATACGCGAATCACTTTAACGCGTTTGACTGTATCCGGTTTTCGCCGAATAGCCGATATCATACATCGGATATTCTCCTCATCAAACTCGATTAAATCGCCGATGAGTGATGGGACCATTTTTTCACCGAGATGAAATGTCTGGTATAATTCATTGTGGTTTTTCTGCTCTACTGTTATTTCGTCTGTTTCCAAACTAGATTTGTCAATCGCATTATCATCATCATCCGAATCATATTCTGGATCTGTTGGTAAAACAAGTTCAAGTTCGTCTAAATCTGTATCATCTGGGTCGTTGCGTTTCATAACTATTTTCAATACAATCGACGATACGGCGACACCACCACTTCCAGCACGTTGTTTCTTTTTACCATTTATGGAAATATTATCACTTCGCATAAAAATATCACCATTCGCGTCAACAAGCCCACCCGGGCGATGAAGTACAAATATAAAACCGGCCATCGAACTAAATGTAAGTGGGTTAATTACCGTATCGGCGCGCATCATTGATTCGATGATACATTTATTTATTGTATTATGGCTCTTCGCCTTGTGTAAACAATAATATACTCCGCCACCTTTCATTATATAATATACATAATATAATGAAATGAAATGATTTAATAATGGAATCGAATGGAATGGAATGGAATGGAATGGAATGGAATGGAATGGAATCGAATCATTAATCAACTTCGGTCAATTTCTTCACATCAGACTCTGACTCCGTATCCGCACCCGACGATGCCAACCGTGACAACCCGTGGTCACTATTCTTATCCATCACGACATCCTCGCTCTCAAACAGCTCCTTGCGCATCTCTTCCACGGTCATCGATACAGACGCAGTCTCATCTCCAGCATTCCAAATACCGCCGCCGACGCTCTCGCTCGCTGTGCCCGCACCCGCACCCGCACTGCTCGTGCTCTCCAGGTCCCGTGGCTTCGCATCCACCAACGTCTCGCCATCCTTCGCCAACATTTGTGTCAACTTATTCCCGCTATCCTTCGCCAACTTGATATTCTCCTCAATCGCCTTCGTCTTCGAATCCTTGACACGCTTATCAAACTCAGTCTTCGCCTGTTCCTCGTTCTTCTTCTTCTCCGCCATCAACTGGTTCAGGGTCTCCTCCATATACTCAACCCGACCGGTCTTATACGCCTCCGGGTGGAAGGGAACCCACATACCGACAGGACCGACGTAGACGTCGTGGTTCGGGTCAACCTCACGCAACATCTGGCAACGCAATTCCGCCTCCTTCTGTGACCCGAACACACCGCGCACCTTCAAACCGCGGATGCTCGTTTGGAAGTTGTGCCTCTCGCCAAACTCGTTCTCGAGGTCGTCCTCATGCTTATCTAGGAAAGTCTTGTATTCGTCATAGATGTTCGTCTTTTGAAGAGTCGCCTTCTCCTCTTTAGCAAACTCCTGAAAATCCGCCGAAAGCTTGTCGAAATTCACGTGGTATTTGAATGAAACGAAGTTAAGGAACTGGACGAACTTCTCCATCGACTTTTGATAGTCCCAATAGTGAAGAAACTTCTCGAAAAAGAAATGGTCCTTCTGCTTCAAAATGGATTCTGGGGACACGAATGACAAACATGCGAACTTTTGGCCCGCAATAGGCTTGTCCTCCTCCAACAAATCAATATATTTAGAATTGACAACGCCGGTTTTGGATTGTTTCAGTTCAACGCCGAGTGGCGCGGCGGACGACGAATCAGATGAAGTAGCGTACATATGAAATAACGACGATATAATATACTACGTTATAGATATTTAAGTGATTTGAACGCATTAATGGTAATTCATAAATAATAATTTCTTTCTATTATTTATAATAATATTTCAAATGACTGCTGGAGTTTTTGATTTAGGCGAACTCGTGAAGAGAACCATTAAGTATTTGGTGGAGGGTGTTATGGTGGCCATCGCCGCTTATGCTATCCCTAAACGCAGCTTGTCGTTTGATGAGGTTGCGCTTATCGCACTCACCGCTGCCGCAACCTTTAGTATCTTGGATACTTATGTCCCTAGTTTGGCTGTATCCGCAAGGACCGGTGCTGGCTTCGGTATCGGTGCGAACCTCGTCGGTTTCCCCACCCCTCTCCGCGTGTAAAATCGCGTAGCACGACGATCGCCACCGCGACGACGACCACCACGACAACGACGTCTGTAATATATATATTTAACTATATTACAGAAATGGTAGTTTTACCAAAAATAAATGAGTTTCGCGCATTCATAGGATTACCGCCTCCAAAAAAGGAAAGCGGCGCTGTCACCGAAATGCGCGAACGGTTCGGTTCGTATTATTACCACTTGACCGAACGCGACCCTGACCGATACCGCATCTTTATTGCTTTAGGCATAACCTATATTATTATTCTGCTCGTTCAACAAAAACGTTATTATTGGTGGTACCCGACATTTAATCTGACGATATCCGGGTTCGGTAAAATGTACCCCGACAGCAATACCGAGATAAATACCGTCATCACCGAATATATTATGAAACGAATGCCGAGCGACGTCGCATTTTTCCGGTTGACAGATATGAATCCCGCCGCCGCATTCACAACCGTAATCAAACCCGACGAAATGTCAGTCGCGGAAATGGAACGGATTATGACGGGTATGCGTGTCATGTTTATTACATTGACGCTGAAACGGATCTACAATCGCGCACGACCAGCACACGTCGCACCCGAAGTCATCAATGAAGCGAACGGAACATTATTACGGTCAGACTCCGCGGACACACCCGCATACCCGTCAGGTCACGCAGTCCAGACATATTATTTAGCGAAAATACTATCGCGGAAGTTTCCCGCCAAAACCCACGCGCTAATGGAGGTCGCGACCAAGTGCGCGAATATCCGGATTATGGCGGGACATCATTACCCGAGTGACCGCGATTTTGGGTGGTGGGTCGTGGACCATTATTTGACGGATGTCTAGCGGATTCTTCGGCTACCCGCCGTCACCGCCTCCTATTCGGCGGCGGATTCTTTACCAAGTCCAGCATCAGATTCTCATAATCCACGAAATTGTTCTCTATATCACTATACCCCGGCCGCTGTGTGACGCAAATCGGAGTAATGAGATACCATCGGTCCGCGCGCTGAAGTTGTTTCCAATACGCATCGCACGCAAACGAACTTATATTGCCCGGATTGGCCTCCAGGTGCGCGACGCCTTCTTCAAAATTGCGAAGAAGTGTGTCATAATACCGACTACAAACCAAATAGCACCCAGTCGTCTGGCAATTCGCAATCCGAAAACAGCACGGCGATTCTATCTTGAACGGCGGGTAATTATTCCCCGAAAACAGCACGACATCCCAATTATCTTGAAAATTCGACAAAAAAGAGGTCACCTGACTGGAGAGGATCGCAGGATGTTTCACCAGCGCATCATCCTCCATAATAAGGACGTGGTCCCATCCGTTACGTTTGGCGAAGCGAATACACTCGATATGACTTTTAGAACAACCGACCGCACCGCGCTCGTGCTTGATGGCCGAAAACCGAGTAATGGGGAAAAATGTGTATTCATTTGGATACACCCGGTATAATTCTTCAAAATGCGACTCAAATTGCGCGCGACGGTCGGGACGTGAATCAAGATTAATATATATAGCGTGTTTTATGTCGGCGAATCGACGGAGCGGCGATGACGGCGAGAGGTCGTCCATTTGATATAGTTTATTCTAATAAATAATATTCATACGATATTTATATTATTTATTAGAATAATATTCATACGATATTTATATTATTCATGTCAACTACTATAAACATCACCTTTTCAACATGCTTATATAATCTGAAAAATCGGCACGGTGCCGATAAGCATCTCGAATGGATGCGCGGGTTTATTCGTATTGTAAACCGGTTCTATCTTGTTATTTATACGGATAAAGAAACGTATGACTTCATCGTCACCGAGGTTCGAAAATTAGACCCAGAAACCGTATCGCGGATTAAGGTAGTCATCAAACCCTATACCGAATTTTATAATTATAAATACGCAGAATACTGGAAAAGCAACAACAACAATCCGGCATGTAAATTGTATGGTCTCGCTGACTGGCGCTTGAATATGTTATGGTGTGAAAAGGTACATTTTGTACATGAAACAATAGAACGCCGGTATTTCGATACGGATACGGACTATTATGGATGGTGTGATATCGGGTATTTCAGGGATACGCTGACGGGAACCACGCGATTTACATTGGTAGAAACGCAACACGCTTATATCAAGTTGATACGCGAGAGATGGCCTAATCCTGCGAAAATAAACGCACTGGATAAAAACCGGGTTTATTATGGGTGTAATATCAGCCCAGACTTGATGAATATCGCATTAAAATATCATTCTGACCATTTCAGTAGTTCCAATATAGACGCCGAATCAGAACTTCCGCGAATAATATACGATAAAAGAGCGCATTTCATTTCTGGCGGGTTTTTTATAACGGGTCGAGAGAAAATGAAATGGTGGGCGAACACATTTCAAACCACACTTGAAAAGTATATCGCGCATAATGCGGTAATTCAGGACGACCAATACTTTATTTCTGATTGTATTTTTAGACGGAATACGGGTACAGGTTCCATTTACGAAAAGGATTTTTGTATTACGAAAGTCAATGAAACGTCGCCGGATAAATTATGGTTTATGTTTCGGGATTTATTGTTGTGAAGCGAAGCGGCGAAGCGGCGAAGCGGTGAACGAACGAACCGGCGAAGCGGTGAACGAACCGGTGAACGAACCGGTGAACGAACGAAGCGAAGCGGCGAACGAACGAACCGACTTAAAACATACACCATTATTTCTGTATAATAATCTGATTCGGAATGATAACCGCAACCATTATGGGTGGGTTGGGAAACCAACTATTCCAGATTTTCACGACCATCGCTGCCGCATTACGAAACAATGATACATTCTTCTTCGTACAGCAGGATGAATTGGCGGGAAATCCAGGACACACTCGTTATACACACTGGTCAACATTACTCCGCGGTCTGCGTTCGCATCTCACACCCTCCAGTGATACTGTCCATAAAATGTTCCAGTCGTTACCTACCTGGAATGAAATCGGGTTTCATTATACAGCCGTCCCAACCGAAACCGCGAAATACCCCAAACCGCTTCGTCTTCACGGCTATTTTCAGAGCGAGAAATATTTCGCGGATAAATACGCGAGTGTATGCGAGATGATACAACTCCCACAACAGCAATCGTGGATAAAACATATGTATTCGAATGAGTCGTGGAGCGCGGATTATGTGGGCAATCATGCGAAAAAACGTATATTGGTAAGCACGCATTTTCGTATAGGCGATTCTATATATAATTTACATATTCACCCGGTTATGACAGTAGAGTATTATTATCGCGCGATGTGTCGTATCATTGCGTCCGTGTCAGCGTCCGCGTCCGCGTCCGCATCCGCATCCGCTCATGACACCAAGGCGTCGTATACATTTCTCATTTTCTACGAACCCTGTGACAAGGAAATCGTCATGAAGCATGTCGCCGAGTTGAAGCAGCGATGCGCGACCGACGTCAACGGTCCCGCCTACGGGCGTGATATTCAATTCCATTTCGTCCGTGATACCATCGCTGATTGGCAGCAGATGCTTTTGATGAGTGTATGCGACCATAATATCATCGCGAATAGCACATTTAGTTGGTGGGGTGCGTATTTTAATGCGAACCCGCAGAAGATTGTTTGCTATCCGAGTGTTTGGTTTGGACCAGGTGTTTCACATGATACACGGGATTTATGCCCGGAGTCGTGGGCGAAGATTGAGGCGACGGTATAGACGACGGTGTAGGAAATAATAATTATTTATTCTTTAGATACTATATAATTATTAACCAATTATTTGTTTTTAGTCAATGGCGTATTCTCGTGGTCGTCGTCTTTCCAAAAGACAAAACGTCGTTCTTTGAAGAGAAAGAATGTGAAATCGCGGAAGGTGATGAGGGGGGGGGGTGATGGAGAATGCAACATAAGTGCCGAACGAATAAAATATATTTGGTGGATGAATGAACCCCTAAGGAAGATTCATGTTCTTACGGGGATGGGGGTAAGTGACCCTGATGGTGACGCTAAACTAACAGCAGACCAGGTTATCGCAAAACACAAATGTAAATAAATTCGCATCCTCCCTCACGGCGTAGCGATAAACTCCCAATCCAAATCAATACATATCTTCTTCCATATCTGGTCTTGTTCAATCCGTTTCTCACGGTCTTTCAACATCGGGAAAAATGGCAGGAATTCGCGTCGCCCCAGTAGTTCGCACAACTTATACACCGTATAATAATAATTCAGGAAATTCACCCGGTCGTCGGGGCAAAATTTCGCATAAGGTCCCTGGATTTCCATAAACAGGTTACACAATCTGTCCTCCAAATCCGGCGTCATCACCGGAGGTTTAATCCCCAGTTTATCTTTAATAAATGGAATGTGTTCATAATATTTATTAAATCCCAGTTTCTTCATAATCTCTTTCGCTTTCTTATCCGTGAATTGAGTAATTTCAATCCGCTCTTTCTTGATTTGCTGTTTGATGCTTTCAAGAACGTGGTCCGGTATCGATGTGGTCTCCTTCGCCTGAAACTGCGCGAGAATCTCGCGGAAATGGTTGATGCGTTTATACGCGTAAAAACAGGCCTCTTTAGGCGGTTCCTTATACGACGGTTTTTCGTTATCGATGAGAAAAACGACATGCTTGGCGCACTGGTTACAAACCATAATCCCTTCACTTTCAACCGGTATCATCTCCCCCTGTCGACAAAACTGGCATATATCTGTAGGATAGACATATTTAGAAATATCCATATACGTCTGGTCGATATTCGCCAGGTATTTTTCGACAGTATTATGCTGGATTTTAAAGAGCTCTTCGGTCTTCTTGGCCTCCGGCAAATTGAAGAACGCATTTAGGGATTTCGTTTTCATCGACCCGCCCGTTGTGATTGTTTTCTTGTTTTCGAAATACTCGAAGATATACTCGCTATTATGAAGGTAATAGTTTTTATAGTTCTGTTTATATTTCTTGATGCTGTCATTGATTTCTTTGATTCGGTCGCGAATTTCAAGGCATTCTTCAATCACCAACTTCTCTGATTTAGGAATATTGGCGTCACCGCCGCCGCCGCCGCCGCCGCCGCCGCCACCGCCAGCCGATATATCTTTGCGCAGTTTTTCCAATCGTTGTTTTAGGGTGTTTTTTTCACTTTCAAGCGTCGGTATAACTGTATCTTCGATATTTTGAAATTCGGTTTGTAGCTCTTTATGCTTACTATCCAGTGTAGTAATACTTCTTTCATCTAATATGATTTTTTTAGGCGGTTTATACTTGAATAACGACATATAATCACACGACAAATACGAAACGCACCTCCACGATAGATAGTTAAAATACGAATACAGGCGTAGTATATATAAATCACGCAACGAAAATATGACGAATACGGAATCCGTTTGTGTATAAAGAGGTTTAGTAATTATTGTTTAATTGATATTTAGTAAAATCGTTCGTTTTCGTAATTATGTCGTTTTCGTAATTTTTTTTTCTTTTTGAATAGTATAACCAGCAATTTCATACAATGGGTGGAGGACTTATGCAACTTGTCGCCTACGGCGCACAGGACGTTTACCTGACTGGTAACCCCCAGATTACTTTCTGGAAGGTTAGCTACAAGCGTCACACTAACTTCGCCATGGAGTCTATCGAGCAGACTTTTAACGGCCAGGCTGACTTCGGTCGCCGTGTGACCTGCACCATCTCACGTAACGGTGATTTGGCGTACCGCACCTACCTTCAGGTGACTCTCCCCGAGATCGGACAGCCCCTCAAGGGCGCCAACGGTCAGGGTGTTTATGCCCGTTGGCTCGACTTCCCCGGTGAGCAGCTCATCTCCCAGGTGGAGGTTGAGATCGGTGGCCAGCGCATTGATCGCCAATACGGCGACTGGATGCACATCTGGAACCAGCTCACTATGTCTACCGAGCAGCAGCGCGGTTACTTCAAGATGATCGGAAACACTACCCAGCTGACCTTCATCACCGACCCCTCCTTCAACGATATCGATGGCCCTTGCGACGCTTCCGCTCCTCGCCAGGTTTGCGCTCCCCGCAATGCTCTCCCCGAGACCACCCTCTATGTCCCCCTTCAGTTCTGGTTCTGCCGCAACCCCGGTCTGGCCCTCCCCCTCATCGCCCTTCAATACCACGAGGTCAAGATTAACCTTGATATCCGCCCTATTGAGGAGTGCTTGTGGGCCATGAACTCCCTCAACGACGACGCCACCACCACCAAGGTCACCTCCGCTTACAACCAGTCCCTCGTCGCCGCTTCCCTCTACGTCGACTACGTCTTCCTCGACACCGATGAGCGCAGGCGTATGGCCCAGAACCCCCACGAGTACCTCATCGAGCAACTTCAGTTCACCGGTGATGAGTCCGTCGGTTCTTCTTCCAACAAGATCAAGCTCAACTTTAACCACCCCGTTAAGGAGCTCATCTGGGTCGTCCAGCCCGACAAGAACGTCGACTACTGCTCGTCCCTCGACAAGGGCACTGTCCTCAACCGTCTCCTCGGCGCACAGCCCTTCAACTACACCGACGCCGTCGACGCCCTCCCCAACGCCATCATGGCTTTCGGCTCTCACGACTCCGTCGCCACCACCACCGGCTCTTACATCAACGCCTCCGGCCTCTTCACTGATGCCGGTGCCCAAGATGTTTACACCACCGGCACTTCTTGGTGGCACGGAACCGACACCAACAAGCCTTACAACCTTCCCAACTTCGGCTCCGGTCAGAACTCCGGTGTCTCTGATGCCGGCACCTTTGTTCTGGCTGAGACTTCCCTCGATATGCACTGCTGGGGTGAGAACCCAGTCGTCACCGCCAAGCTCCAGCTTAACGGCCAGGATCGCTTCTCTGAGCGCGAAGGAACCTACTTCGACCTCGTTCAGCCTTGGCAGCACCACACTCGCGCCCCAGACACCGGAATCAACCTGTATTCCTTCGCACTGAGGCCCGAGGAGCACCAGCCTTCCGGCTCGTGCAACTTCTCTCGTATTGATAACGCTACCCTTCAGCTTGTTCTCTCCAACGCCACCGTTGAGGGCACGAACACCGCCAAGGTTCGCGTGTATGCCGTGAATTACAACGTTTTGCGTGTAATGTCCGGTATGGGCGGGTTTGATGTATTAGTTGTAGTAATGTGGATGTTATTACTATCAACAGTAAACAAGACCAGAAAAATTGCGTGCCATAGCCAATTGAGCTCTAGCTATGGGAAAACACTTGGGTCCTCAGTATCGTGTTTTTAATGATATAACCAGACCAGCAATTAGTGACTCTGACTTGTCGTCGTCAGAGTTGCGACACCTCTTCTATTGTTCTGGGAACCCCTTAGAGCATTATCTACCAAGCTGATATCCGAAAGGAATGAGTGGCCAAGAAAAAAAACTTGGGTATGGTGAAAATGATAATGATTGGGCAATCAGCAAGCTTACTACCTAACGACGACATGCTAGTCTATGGTAGGGCATCAGAGACCGCACGGAGGTGGGTTTTCAGTGAAGGTTTAAGCAACCGGAGAAAATCTAAGATACAGTCCATCCCCTAGGGAAACTTAGGGTACAAGAGGGCATATTCGAATTAATTTTCGTAGTGCATCACAACTCATATCTACCATTCTATTTTATGTTTATTGTGAAATAAATATAAAAAATTAGTATATTCCATTTATTTTCATACGCGGTCTATCACCGCATCACATACCTAACTGTCACAATCATAAAACAATTCCACGATTTCAACCGTCTTCTCTGTTGCGTTTTCTGGGTTCGTCCAATATTCCACTTGTTCGCGCAACCTCTCCAAGCGCGATTCCCATTCTTTTTCTTTCGATTTATTCACTACACAAATGCCTTTCCCATTCACACCCCAGCACGAAGTAATGCTCTCACCGTCTTCGTCGGTATACTCGTCAGGGTTAAACCGAATGAATACAATTGGTTTATGGCCTACATCTTGTGACAACTCCATTATTCGTTTATTTTCGCAGGAGCAGTCATAATTCGCGTGACTGTCTTCATCAACTTCCACTATAACAACCTGATACCCCATGTCAAGCATCAGGTCGGGTCGACGACGCGAACAGCCATCCGTTATTGTTTTATCAGCAACCCAACTGAAATCGGGAAAATGTGAAGTGATGTATTCAACAACACATCGTTCTTTGGTTTTGTAATTTCGGGATACGGGTTTGTCTGGATGAGCGTGGATGAAACAGTTCAAACAATAACCTTCGTATTTATTGCGAACAAATGTATTACACCATTCGTTTTTACACGTTTTGCTTACAATATCTTTCATATGAGGTAATTTATGTTCGAAACAGTATAATGGCGATAATTCTGTTGTTGTATTGTATCTTGGCATCTTTTTGCATCCTTGGTGAATACACATTTTACTAGTTACATTTATCATGTTTTCAAAACGATGAGCCAAGCAATATAATGGTTTCTTTTCATTCTCATAGTTGAAATGTGCGGTAATTTTACAATTAGGATAAACACACCTCTTTGCGGTAACATCAATCATTCCTTCTTGCTTGTGTAAAGAACAATATAATCCGGTTCGGTTACCTTCAACATTGAAATAAGCGATTACATTACATTTATCATATAGACACTTCTTGTGCGTGACATCAATCATTATGGAACTTCTATGACAACTACAATATAGAGGCATTTTTTCAAATGGATTGTTGAAATATGCGTAATGTGGACATCCTGTTTGAATACACCTTTTTTTAATTACATTTATCATATCATCTGACTTATGAGAAGCACAATATTTTGCCTTTTTTGAACCTTCGATATTGTATATTGGAATAGTTTTACAACCAGGATATTCACATCTGTTATTTTTTATGTTAATCATACCAGGTAGTTTATGTTCTCCACAGAAAAGTCGTTTGGGTTTACCTTCAAAATTATATATTGGTGTTTTGAAACAATTTTCAAAACTACAAATCGCGGAAATAACATCTAGCATCCCTTCTAACCGATGGGAACCGCAATATAACCCGGTTGTTTCACCTGGATTATTAAATGCGGGTTGTTTCCCACACCTCACCCCCTCCTCATCAACAAAAGCACACTTCTTCGGCATTTCACCCTTCTATAAATCCACCCCACCTAATTTAATTTCAATTTTACCCCAATCAAAAAATTGAAATCGTTTATTTTATTTCAATGTATCCCATACACTTGCTACACTCATCGTTTCGCTACTTCGTTACGCTCCCCCGCAATGCTCCACTTCCAAACACAACACGACTATATCACCCAGAAATACGGCTCCTCCGCATCCGCCCCCGACTCCGCAGCCTCCTCCTCCGTCACCTTCAAACCAGGCCACACAAAATCTCTCGGCCGCACCGCCAATCAAATGAAAAATCCCCTCTGGGAAATCACAAACCCTCAAACCGGGGAAATCGCATCGGTCATCATGTACTGCGAACCAAACGAATACTGCGAATTGTGCCCAACGAGCTATCAAAAAATACTGGACTACGAGGCAAACCACAACCAAGGCGAGAAAATAACGTGGTATAAAACCACAAACGGGTATATTTCGTGCGACAATCATGTCTCTATTCATCAAGTCATTATGGATACGTGGGGAAATGGAAAAGGTACAAGCATCGTGAGCGTCGACCACCTTGACAGAAACCCTCTGAACAACAGATACGACAATTTACGCATTGCGACGATGCAAGAACAGCAAAAGAACAGCAAAGGCACTGCCGATGACGGAACTAAGCGCGAGAGAAAACACAATGCTCGCGCTCTTCCCGCAGGCATCACGCAAGATATGTTGCGTAAATATGTCGTGTATTACTTTGAATACTTGGATAAAGAGCAAACACGGTCGAGAGAATTCTTCAAGGTTGAAACGCACCCCAAACTTGAAAAACCGTGGATGACAAGCAAATCCGAAAAAGTATCGCTTCTAACGAAATTGGAAGCAGCGAATAAGGTCGTCCGCGATTTGGAAAAAGGCATCTTCCCGGAGGATACCGCACCCGCGGCGGTGCTGCCGAAATATATCTCGCTCATCGTGATGCGCGAGAAACCGCACTTGGTATATGAAAGAAGACGACCCGACACCGGCGTTCGCGAAGGATTGCGTATGGTATTACCCGAAAATTATACAATCGAGACTGAAATCGCGAAAATGAAAGAGAAAGTAGAAGCAAAATACGGGGCTTCGGCGTTGGATTGAACCATCCGCCTACACCCTTCACCAACCTAAACCCATAAACCTTCCACAAACCCACCGACACAACACTTCCGGCGACTGAGATTCATTTTTGCTTGAGATTATATACTAACGGAATAAAATTTACTTATTCGCATAATATTTATAAATTCCTCCGATTATCCAAGCACTATTTATCACGATAGATTGATATTGTTTTGACGTAATACAAACGATTAGTAACCCAGTTGCGCCGAGGGTATTCAATATAAATCTAGGTCTCTTTCAATAGTCATGACATATGGACACAATACTAATATACTTCCCGCCCGTCCAATGCCTTCCAAAATAAATGTTGTAAGCTTATGTTCAGAGCATACTGTAGAAACCGGAATAGGTACAGATTCCTGAATAGGTACAGATTCCTGAATAGGAATTATTTTATTCATATTATATCTTGATTCGTATTTTTATTTTCAATCTTCAATCTTCAACGGTGAAAATAAAAATTTATGCGACGTGTCCATCCCTTACGCCCATACTTACAATGCTGTCGCTGTGAGAATCCGCGCGGGCGTCGGCAGTTGATACTACGCTTGTATTTCATCGACCAATGACGGCGGCGGTGAGTGGATAAAGGCATCATCGATGTATATATTATCGTGATATTACAATTCACGCATCAAACCCTCAATACTATCCAAGTCCGTCAAAAACCGCGGATACCGGCCGTGAAACTCGCGCATCCTAGCGAAACATGCCGGGTAAGACCGGTCGAGGAGGTCCTCGGTTACATCCGCCCACCGATTCACGACCAAGCAAGGAAACCCCGTGTCGGGGTGATACAACCGGTCGAACACCGTATTCGTCTGTTCCACAATCGGAACGCATCCGAGGTAAATACATTCGTAGAACCGGTGTGTATCCATCCCGCACCCGCGCGGACATAAAGCGTACCTGCTTACCAGGGTTGATTCATATACGAGCGTTTCCGGGACCTTCTCATAAAAAAACTCCGCAGTATTCCGTTTCTCTCGAGCTTCGCATAACGCAGCGTTATCATTGGCATCATTTAGGTTATAGACGAATGACGCCCGCGAAAACAGGTCATAGCACTCCTGGCGCGACGGATGCGTCCATACACTGAAGCACAGTAAACATTTAATCGGGCGCGCATGACCGGGCAGCGTCGTCCGCATCGACATCCCCTTTTCAAGCAGGTATTTATGATTGAACCGGCGATGCATCGCCACAATAGACCCACAATCGCGTATACCGATTGGCATAATATGGATATTGGGGTGATTGTAAATATTATTCTGGATAAAAATGCGCTTACTTACAGGCAGTATTTTCTGTATAAAGTCCCACGAAACCACCGGTTCTTCCATAATATAAAACACGACACTGACATTACGGGCGCGTAGTATCGCCACGACCATATGGATTGGAACCTGGGTTTCTCTCGTAGATATGAAAATCGAATCGCCGTCGAGCAACTGGGCGGCATATTCCGCGTAATCGTGAACACCGACATCGATTCGGTTGGTATAACATAACGTGCTGTGAAGTGCGAACCCTATTTGCGATAATTTGAAGATGAGTCCCCCCGATAATTCGTGTTTCTTGCGTTGGATTGCGTTCATTCGGTTTCGTTTCACTTCACTGGTATTTAGAGCGTTTCAGTTTTATATGTTTTATACCGTCGATATACAAATGACCGAACCCGCGCCATCGACGCCACCGACGCCACCGCGTCGCGAGTATAAGCGCGAGAGAAAGCAAACCGCGCAGATATTACCCCCCGGAATCACGCATAATATGATGAAGAAATATGTCGTATATTACCGCGAGATGACCTACCTCAAGGACGGCAAGCAGCAACCGAGAGAATATTTCAAGGTGGAAGCACACCCCAAGCTAAATAAGCCGTGGATTACAAGCAAATCCGTGAAAATCTCCCTAATCGAAAAATTAAACGATGCGAATCAGGTCGTCGATGATTTAGACGCGGCGACGGTGACGGCGATGACCACCGCCGATATATCAACAATCACCGAGAGATGGGCGAAACGCCTGCCGAAATACGCAACGATGCGTATCGTTAGAGATACACCCACAGCTACAATTCTCTCGGCGAACTATGATAGAAAGGATAATCTTAATGGATTTAGATGGACGGGAAGTCATACATTCTCTTTGCCTATGACGGGGGATGGCGCCGACGCCGACGCCGACGCCGCCGATGCGGCCATAAGTATCGAAATCCAGATACTCCGAGAGAAACTTCGAGAGAAATACGGGCTGGATTTATGGGGCGTATAATGTAGAGAATAAATGTAATAAAGGTAATAAATGTAATAAAGGTAATAAAGATACCTGTATAGAATATTACACATATGTTCAACTCGCAAGATAACCAGGACCAGTATTTAGAAACAAATATATTCAAGGGTCATAAATCCGGATTTTATGTGGATGTAGGCGCACATGATGGAGTAAGTATCAACAATACACTCTATTTCGAGGAAACCAATCAGTGGACAGGAATCAATATTGAGCCGATTAAAAAGGTGTTCGATAAACTCATCGTCAACCGACCGAGTAATATCAATTTGAATTGCGCGGTTTGTAACAATGACGGAGAGACCGAGTTTCTGTGTAATACTGGTTATACGGAAATGATTTCAGGAATCAAGGACACATTTGATGACAGACATTTTCAACGATTATATTCGGAAAATGTGGAGATGGGTTCAACTACAGAGGTCATTCTAGTGAATACCAAAAGGTTGGAAACGATATTCGATGAACATCACGTATCACATGTCAATTATTTGTCGGTCGATGTTGAAGGTGCGGAGTTTGAAGTCATTAAATCTATAAATTTCGGTAAAGTATTTATAGATGTGATTGGATTTGAAAATAATTATGACGATGTAAGCGTGCCGATTGTTGCCTATTTAGAAAACCAGGGGTATAAAGTGATTCATAGGTCGCTTGATATTTTTATGATACATACAAAGTCGGCTTTTTGTCAGGGCGCGTAGTAGCCGCGGAGCAGCGGGAGAAGCACGATTACAACCAATCGCCGGACATCCCGTCAAGCACGGTCTCGGCGCCGCTAATCACGGTCTCTGCGCCATCCTTGACTGCGCCAAGAACATTGTGATGGGTGATATCGTTATAAGTATCGATACCGTGTGAAATCGTTGCGGCGCCGTTGCCAAGAACGGAATCGCCGGCGAGGTGGGATACGATGCCGAGACCGGCCTGAACCTCGTGTTCGGTAATGTGGATGTGAAAGGTCATTCGAGAGTTATATATATTAGATATATATTAGATATATATTAGATATATATTGTTATATATTATTTATTTGTATAATTATATATCGCTGTTAATGTCTGTATGCGTTCCTCAAATACATACGTCTTCTATACCAGAGAATATAGAAGACGATGACTTGGTGACCCCTAAAGCACCACGCGGAAAACGAAGCGATTTAACCGAACAAGACTTGGAAGAATTCGTGCGTTCGTTTGCGTCTACGATGACGTCCACGTCGACCCGACATTTAGAATAAATAACATGATATCACTGATACCAATACATTTGTAAAAAATTGAAATGATTTTTTTCAAATACGATATACAATGTGCTTCACCTGAATCAATCCATCTCGTTACAATGTCAAAGACGTTCAATACTAAGACCACTACTACCAAGACCACGAATACCAATACCAAGACCCCCTACTGTAAGGTCTGCCACGATGCTGGCTGCCCCGAATCCGAATACACGAGCCACTACGTGAAGGACCAACCTGGAACTAATGGAAAGGTCATCTGTCCGACGCTCCTGAACCAAGCCTGCCGAATCTGCCACCAAAAAGGCCATACATCGACCTACTGTTCTCGCTACCGCCCTCGTCAGCCTGCTGCTGAAGAGCGTCCCCGTGAAGAGCGTCCCCGCTACATTGAGCGTGAAGAACGTCCTCGTCGTGAAAGCGACCGTCGTGACGTCTCATTCAATCGTCTCCGCGAAGACACCGACCGCCACGAGCGTGACATCCGAGCGCGTGATGACGCGTACAACCGCGAACAAGACCGTCGTTCGAAACCTTGGCTTCAAGCCGCATTGTCTACCACGACGCATCCCCGTGAACGCCGCGGACCCTACGCTCATCCTCATGGACCCCGTGTTCGTCTGGAACTCGAGTCGCGTGCGCTTTCATCATCCGCAACTGTCGTCGCTCCTGCTGTCGCTGCTCCTGCCCCTGTCGTCGATGTCATGAAAGCTGACATTCATCACGCAACAAACTGGTGCGACGAAGAGCCGGAGAAGATGGCCGATGAGATGTTCCAGGAACTCGCGAGGGAAAACCGCAGCAGCAGACACGACGACGACTACATCTCAAAGGAAGATGACGACCTGATTACGATGAGCCTTGGCGGTGGCCACATCCGATTCGCTGGATACGACTAAACACGACGACACGACGACCGAGGTAAGTAAAAACAAAATGTTCTAACACTTTTTTATTGATATTTGTGATTCAATGAACCAAAAAAATTGAAATGTTTTTCTTGTATGAAACAACATATAGAGCGACCGCATCGTGATACATATCATAAATGGCACAAGAACAGCAACAACCCTCTGAAGAATGGAAACAGCAATTTCTCGCGGACCGTGAAAAGGTTCAAAACGACCCGACCTATCGCGCAGAATTGAAGACGATGGACCAGCACCTTGGACGCGATGACCCGCGTTATCCTACAACCCCCGAACAGGTTCAACAATGGTTTGCGGAACAGGAAGCCGCCCGTCAACCGGAGACCCAAGAACACATTTTCAGCTACCCCGATGGCACCGTGTATATGGGGCATATGCGTCACGACGCCGCCGGCGGCGGCCATAAAAAACGCCACGGTCGCGGAACACTTCGCACACCGGCATTTGTCTACGGTGAAATGAAGAACTACACCAGCGATGAAGCGGCTGAAAACGCACATCTCGCCAAATGGCATGAATACGCTGGAACATGGGAAAACGACAAGCTCCACGGACACGGAGTTCACGTCCAAAAATCAGGTGACGGAGGTGAAATCCTCGTGTTTGAAGGGATTTGGGAAAACGGAAAGCCAATGAGGTCGGTGAATCACGACGACGACGACGGAGACGACGGAATGGACGATTCTGTATTTGGTTGGTAAGGAAAGGTAAGGTGTTCTAACACTTTTTTAACGATTTCCTTACGGAACGATTTTCTCTCACGAGAAAATCGAGAAAATTGAATTGTTTTTCTCGCGTTCGTCATGAACAACATTGACCAACACCGAAAGACATGACAACTACATCTGAATACAAACGCTTGGATATGGCGCAACTGCCGCCCTACAAATTGGAACGTATATACCCGACCACAGACAATTTCGAGAATTCGTATGGTTACCTTTTCAAGAATATATACAACCAGGCCGAAGCTGAAGCCGAAGCCGCCGCCGCCGCCACCGCTGCCGCCACCGCCACCGTTACCAGACACACACAGACAAAATCGACAAAAATGAGACGCCCGTTCTGTGAGTATTGTAAGCATCGCAAATTTCCGCTGAAAGAGTGTAAGACGCATTACACAAAAAGCTCCCGCGAATTCGGCGCGGAAATCACGTGTCCTCACCTTTTAAAGCAGCAGTGTGTACGCTGTGGTGAAATCGGACACACTCCAAAATACTGTAAAAGCCCGCATTGGTTGAACAATGACCCGTGTCAAATCACACTTTACTACAATACGTACACACCTGAGTACATTACCAACAAATACAATCGACCCAATTTCAGCCTGTCAGCATTGGAAAATGAAAACGAAATGATACACTGGCAAAAACCAATCCCCCCGGCGCTTCAGGCGGATCACGATGCGTTTGAGGACCGTTTCGTGAAACCATCGCGCATCTGGATTGAAATGACCGGTGACCACCGCCAATACACCAATGACTATATGCTTTGTACAGGCGGTCCGGAGTTCGTGTCATTTGACATCATCCCAAAAACGGTATACGAGCAATTCGTTGAACAGCACTACCGGTGGATGCGTTCGATTCAATTCGTGCCGAAGAAGAAAAAGTGTTAGAACACACACACACACACACACACGCCGCACACACGTCACACTCACATACATACGCACACGCCGCGCATTCGCACGCCGCGCTTCGCATTTTTAATCCGTCACAAACCTGTGTGGCCAGTCTTGCCTGTTATGAACAAACCAGCTGCCGTTGCCGTTCTTCTCGCGATGAATGCCCAGGTAAAACTCGGGATGGGTCCATTCGTTTCGGTCCTGTGTGACCTTGAAATACCGGATACCGCCGGTGAGAGGCTGGTTGAAGCGCATGATTTCGCCTTTTTCGTCCTGTGCGATGCGCGTTTTCATAAGTTCAATCGTTCGCCTGGGAACGATGCGGTCTTGCGCCCAATCCTGGTGACGCTCGCTCTCTTCATGTTTTTTCCAGTTTTTGGTTTTTCCATGGTAGCCGCACGCACAGGTCCAGGTCGACCACTCCATGTCAAATGACCAAGGACCAACCGCGTGTCTGGCGATGAAGGGACACGTGGATGGGGCTGGATTTCGGAATGTGATTTCATAGGATTCGACGATTTTCTGGGTGGCCAGGCGATTCAGATGGTTTTGTTCGTCTTGGGTAAGTGCGACCCATTGATTCGCTGTCATTTGTCGGTGTTCGGGAATCATCCGGGTAATACGAATCCACGTGTTGTAGCCGTAATGACCCATCAATGCGATGAGGTTGCTGTAGGAATTGGGATTGGCGCCGCCGCCGCCGCCGCCGCCGTTGAACAAGGGCACCGACGCTGCGTAGGATGGGGGGCGTCCCGATGGAATAGGTCCGATGGGTGCGCGGTCCGCCGACAGTCCAGCAGCAGGAGGCGCAGGCGCAGGTGCGACACGATGAAGTGCTCCAAGCGCGTTCATTGCGGCGAGATACTCACCTTCGGGCATTTTGTCTTGTTGGTCTTCGATGACACGCATCAGCGTAGCCAGGTTGGGATTGACTGTCATTGTATATTCGTAATCGGGGGTGTGTCTATAAGACGCTGTATTCCGGATATTGTAAGAAAAGCATTTCAATTTTTTACAATACATACAAATTCGCAAAAAGTCTTTCAATGTAAAAACTGAATGACGTGGCGTGTATTAGCACCGGATTTCGGCTTAGGTTTAAAACCGAATAGGGTGGTAGTAGTGCCTTCGACGGGGGCGGTGACACCCCTACTTCCGCCGGGGGTCGAAACAGAACCGGGGACAGAACCGGAAACAGAACCAGAACCTAGTTCTAATGACCCGCCGCTGCCGACCCCACGCTTCACCGCCACCGCCGCCAACCCCGGGAAAACCACCGCGGCCGGAGTAATTATTTGTCCGGTCATAATCTGCGGAATCTGGTCGTATTTATTGGCGCGCATAAAATAGCGGACATCGCGGAGGAGGGCGCTCCATGAATAAGTGCGGATGCTGGCGTTGTTGGCGCGAAGGATGGCGAAGATGGCGTACGTGAGCGCGCCGGCAAACGCGTTATTGATATATGCGTCGGCGGAGGTTTGTTCGTCGCGACATCCGCTAATCATATACACTTCACCCGCGGTGTCGGTGTATTTACCTTGAACAAACGCTTTCTGCTGGGTGCGCCATAGGGCGGAGGTGCGTGTAGTCGCGGGACGAAGAAGCACGCTGAAATCCTCGTATTTATACCGGATATCGCATCCTGTACCGTTATGGCAACAGTCCAGGATGACGTAGAGGCGCGCACCGCGGGGGACACGGTTCACGAGAAGCGCGCGAATCTCGTCATCGGTGACGATTCCACCACCCGCCGATGCCGGCGTGTTGTAATCCAGGGGGCAAATACATGAATCCATGCCGGATGCTTCATCGCCGTTGGTATCGCGGACCAGGGTGCCGTGACCGGAGTAATGGAAAAAGGCTTCATCTCCGGGCGCCATGCCTGCGACGAGGGCGGACAACCCGGCGATGATATTTTGGCGGGTGGGTGCGACCGATGCGGGGAACACGGAGCCGCGATTGCCATCGGTAAGCATTGTAATGGCGCCGGGGGCGTATCCTAAAACCGTGCGTAGATACGTCGCGACATTGACGACGTCATTATAGCAGCCATTTAGTTCATCTTCGGTGTTCCGGTAGTTGATACCGACGAGGAGGGCGGTGCGGCGAGGCATAAAAAATAATACGGGAACGCAGTTATATATTTAATGGTTATTATATATTATTCTTTTATAGTATTCACTCGGGTAGGGACAAAATAACATAAAAATAACATAAAAATAACACAATAACAATAATAACTCATATCTAATATAATTATAACGACAAAATGACTGATTGTGATAGTTATGGTTATATTTATTGCTTATCTAATGAATATATGAACGGAATACTTAAAATCGGAATGACTACTACAACTACACCAATCATAAGAGCAAATCAATTATATACAACCGGTGTTCCTTGTAAGTTCAAAGTAGAATTTGGTAAAAAAGTAAAAGACCCGAAAAACACAGAAATAAGAATTCATACTATATTAAGTAATAGACGACTTCCATCTCGTGAATTTTTTGAAATTTCAAAAGAAGATGTTCGTCGTATATTCGAACAGTTTGAAGGTGAATGGTGGTCTGATAAAGAAAATATAGTTGAAAATCCGTTCATTCATTACGATGAATCGCCTGAAAATGAAAATGAAAACGAAGAAGAAGATAATGATAATAACGATAATAACGATAATGACGATGAAGATAATGATCGTGTTGATAATGATCGTGTTGATAATGATCGTGTTGATAATGATGATGATGACCCACTAATCGTCCTTTTGCGACAACAGAATATCGCGCTTACCGAGCAGATGAATATGATAAAGCAAAAAAATATTGACAGTATAAATGGTATACTACAAGATCTGGACGATGAACTTGATGCTCTCCGTGCTCGTATGACTATTATAAATGCTAAAAAACGTAAACTCCGTGAAGATGCGATATTAAATAGTGAACAAGAATGCGCCGGTATTCGCGTGAAACTTGAGAGGAATCGTGTTTTTCTTGGCGATGATAATAATATAAGAACGCTTCGTGCATCCAGATGTGTCGAACATAGATCATCTGGTGAAAAGACAACAAGATCAGACGGTGGATTACCATACACCAAACCGCTTGGTGTTTTACGACCTGACAAAGATTATGAACTTTGTAATACTACAACCCGTTTTATGTTCAAAATGAATAGTAAAAAACAAGGTGTGTCGTGGTGCGCCTACTGCTTAATTGACAAGCCGAGTAATAAAATTTATGAGTGCGACGAAAACAACACAATAATCGGTGAGGAATTTGCGTCTCTAAATAAATTTTGTTATATGGTAAAAAGCCGAGCAAATTACGGTGGCTCTATGAAGCAAAATATTTATGATTCGATGAAATACTATGACAACAATAAGCGTCAATATTTATCACTACAGAATTTAACCAATCCATTAAATTAGTATTGTTTTCAGTAACCTTAATTATTATATTTTATCGCACCAATTCAAGCATCCGCCGCTGCATCCGTCACAAACAACCGGTTCATCGCACAGACTTCCGGCTTATCCTCACTTCGCATCGCCGTGAAGATATGGCGCAGAATCGCATCGTGGCGAACGCGGATGGTATAATCCTGCTGAATCGCACCGCGCCCGATACGCCCCATCGATTGAATCGCCTTCTCCTGCGACATCCCCTCCAGGTCTTTCCCGATATACCCGTGGCAGAATTGATAATTGGTTCCGTATATATAGTCCGTCGCGGTTATAATGAGATACAACTTCTGATGCTTCGCAAGCGTCTTCATAATATCCGTATATTTCTGGTCGGTGGTATTCGTGATTGCGCCGATTCCCATAAGCAGCAGGAGCTTCCAATGCGATTCCACATTCAGTAGCATAATCTTTTCCACGAAATCGTCTTCCACGAACGACGTGAATTCATTGGAGATGGCGGTACGCGGCGTCCAGCGCTTCAAGTGTTCCAACCTGTTGGGAACGAACAAGTCGTTTAGCGCGGTATATTTCACCGACTTCTTTAGCTCTTCGACTTTGATGTGAAGACGTTCGGTTTCGGGATTGATGCGTGTATCGGATGTGAATTTGCGCGTCTTCTTCTCTTCGCTTGCGCCGCCCGCCGACGGGTCCTTGCTTTCGCCTTCGAGGTCCTTGATGAGTTTCTCCGTTTTCTCAATCTCTTCAAGAACGTGCGCATTGAAATCAATCGTCGCCATAATATCTTCCATAACAACTGTCGGGATTTTCGCGATTTGAAGCATAAACGCGGCGACCTTGTCCACATTTTCGGTGAGGTAAATCGTCGGTCCATCCGTGAGGGTGTGTGCGTCACTAGTTGATAAATTGACGACGGATGCGAATTTGGGTTTGCGAACCCCGGCGAGCGTCTCGTAAATCCTGGTCCAATATTTGGGGCGGATGTTTTCAAGTAGAAGCAGGTAGTATTCCTTAATGCTCGTCATTGTGATATCGCCGATATCGCCGAACATATTCTCGGGTAAATAACGCTCTGATGTGATTGCGAGACAGCGGTTATCGTCGGTATCGGGGTCCGTGTCCTCCGGTTCGACGTCCTTCGTGCGTTCGCGTTCCTCCGGTTCGGCATCGGAGTCGTCGTCCTCCGGTTCGCTGTCGTCCTCCGGTTCGCTGTCGTCGCTGTCCTCGATGCGTTTCGTCACCAGCCCGATGAATCGCAAAATCTCCCGCAAGTCGAAATACCGCATCAATGTTTTATATGTCTTACAGTGTTCCACACATTCAAGCACGCGGTCATAATCGGTACCGAACATATAATGAGGGAGTTCGATGAAACCGCCTTGATTCACAATGGGAATCGATTTCTTGAAATCGTGGCTAATGACGCTGTATACATCCGCCCCCTTGTCATTAAACTTCACCTTGAAGTCCTGGATTACACCCGCCATCTCCCCCTCGCGCGGTAATGTGGCCGACGACAAGACGACATTAGGAATCAGGTTGCCGCTCCAATTGCGGTGGATAATCGGATGAAGTGCGTGTTCGGCGTAATCCAAAGATATTGTCGGCTCATCCCAATACATCAGCAGGTTGTCAAGTGGGTGAAACGCCATCATATAACGCATCGCGAGCAAATACGACCGGATATCGCAAATCATAATCTCGACATTGTCGCCGATACTGTTATCCACTTTACGAATACGACCGCTGCGTTTGTCGCGGATGACCTCCTTGGCCGCGTAATAATGAAGACGGATATCGTCGATATTGCTACAACCGAATGCGAACGCGATGCGCTTCTTGACGGAAATCGCGGCCTTCGCCAACGCCAGACCGACGTGACGCGCAGCACATACGAAGATGATTTTGTATTTTTCCGAGAGTCCAAGCGGGGATAGCGTCTTCCCCGTTCCCGTCGGCGCGATATAAAGCACCAACTTCGCGTCGGGGCGTTTCATAATCGTGAACAGCTGCTTTTGATGGTCGTATAACTGAAAATCCGCGTATTTGAATACACTCTCGTTTTGTTCGATGAAACGATACGCATTGCGGAGAAACCCGGTGAGTTCAATATCCGCACTGTATTCCCCAATAACGAAATTCGCGAAATCCCTGATATGCGAATTAATATCCGTCACCGACTTTTGAAGCATGAGTTTCAATGTATAATAATGCTTCATCCATTCATTCGCGCCTGCGACGCCTGCGAGGGGCTTATTCTTCTTCGCTTCGACCATCGCCTCAATCGTGTCCATAATAAGATGGTCGTATGTGTCACCTGACCCCCCAAATGTAGTATTCATATTCTGGATACGCATTAAATCCACCTTTTTCATTGTTTTCTTGGATTTGGCCTTGACCTCAAACACGCCGCCATTGAAATGATCCGCCCCAAGCGAGATGATGCGCTCAACGCGTTTCTTGAAATATTCGTCGAATAGATAATCCTCCATTTCCGGCGTCATGGTTATTTTCAGGCGTGAAATCAGCGATAGATGATGATTGAATACCCGATTTACATCGTGAAATCCGTCGATAATCAACTGCAGGATACGCATTTCTTCTTCGGGTTCCATAATTTCAACACCATTCCATTCTTCACCGGTGAGTTTTGTTTGGATAAGGTGGGAGTCAGATTTCGCCGCAGTAGACGTAGTAGACGTAGATGACATAATAAGAATAATGCTTCGATAAATGCCTACGCAATATAATACATTATGAATATCGTTTTATTTCTAATTCAATTTTAGCGAATTATAGTATTATAATTCGCTGATTATAGTATTATAATTCGCTGATTATAGTATTATAATTCACGAAATTGAATTAAATATACGAGTCTATTGTATATTACCCCCCGTCCAGTATTCATATAATGTCATCCGACCACCAGCAGCAGCCACAAGGCGCAGTCATCGTAAGTTTCGACGGGAATATCGGTTCTGGTAAATCAACGACGTGCTATGAATACGAGCAATATCTCGCCCGACGTATGGGGACCGCGTCGTCGTCGTCGGTATTCCCGAACATAACATCATTCCGTGAAGAAGTGTGTTTTCTCGACGAACCCGTCGCATTATGGAATCAGGTATGCGACAAGGATGGTGTGAATATTCTAACGAATCTGTACAAGGATATACGCGCGAATGCGTTCAAATTTCAGATGATGGCGTATATTTCGCGCCTTTCGTTGTTGCGCAAGGCAGTCAAAGACCCGAAAATCAAGTTGATTATTACCGAGCGAAGTGTAGAAACCGACCGGAATGTTTTCGCGAAGATGTTGTATGATGCGGGCGATATTTCACATGACGAATTCCAAATTTACACGTTATGGTTTGATGAATTTCTGACGGATGTTCCATTGGCGGGGATTGTATATATTAACGCATCACCGGAGGTGTGTCTGGAACGCATCGGGAAACGCGCTCGCGCGGGTGAGACAATCCAGGTGGATTATATTCAACGATGCCATCAATACCATGAAGACTGGATTCGCACACGCGGCTGCGCTCTTCTGGAACTCCCCGCAAATGAAGACATTATCGGGACGCCGCGACTTCTCTCTGAACGGATGGAACGTATCACAGAATTTATTCAGGGGTTGATGTAAATGAACATTTAAATACAATACGTGTTATTATACACGTATCGTATTATACACTTTTTATTCCAATGACAGATGAAACCGCGTGTTCATTTGTATCAAGCAGGGGATTGTTGAAATCATGTAATATACGTTCAATGAACCCGAAGTCAAGTTGTCCTGGAGATTTGGAATATATTCAGAGATTCGTAGATTCGGTGGCCACCACGGCCGCCACGTCATCCGCCGCCACGTCCGTCTACGTATGCTCTGACGCATTTCAAACATTTATCGTAGATTACGCACCAAAGATTCAAACCCCGTTTATTGTTGTATGTGGTGATGGTGATAAAACAATGTTCCGTGAGACCGTCCCACAAAAACCCAACGCATTTCTTATGTTTGTATTGAACCCCTATCTTCGCGAGTTGTATTCGCAAAATATGGATATACAAAATTGCCGCGATTTCTTGAAAGAGCGAATAACAAAACTTTGGAACGCGAATGCGGTGATTCTAAAAAATGAATCCTCTCTTGAAAACGCAATTCATCGCGCATGTATGAAATTAAAACAAATACCGATTGGTATGGACTATCACACCATCAGCAGCAAACCAAATCACAGATGGCAATTGAAAAAAGAAACACAATACTCGTCACCTGTCGCGCAAGAACAATGTCTCATTCAACAAATCCGCGCGAAAATGACGCCGTTTTATCAACGCAAAATACAAATATATTCGAATGTTATGTTGTGTCTTGACCGTTTCAAGGACCGCTCAACTGCTATGTCAGCTATACCATCCGCATTATTACACCAACAAACGACATTCATACCGCGGATAAACACGTGGAAGAATATGACCGAATACGCATTTGTATTATCTCCATTCGGCAATGGTATGGATTGTCATCGCACATGGGAGGCGTTGTTATGTGGATGTATTCCGATTGTAAGGACGTCTGTGTTTCGCGAGTTATTTGATGAACTTCCCGTTTTGATTGTAGAGAAATGGGAAGATGTCACAATACAATTATTGAAACAAACCGTATACGAATTCAAGTTGAAACATCAACAAAATGCGTTTCAGTATGAACGATTACATTTATCGTATTATACAAAATGTTGGAATCCATCCGCCGCCGTCGCCGCTGCCGCGATACCCCCGGGTGATACCGGTATGGAATTGACATAAATAAATGTGGAGTCTATGATGTATAAAGCATCGCAGAAATGACGTCGTCATCGTCATCGTCATCGTCATCGTCATCGTCGTCGTACACATCATCCATCGTATATATGTGGAACTTCAAACCGGATGAACGCGCCGCAATCCCGATGACATGTATCCAGCAAAATAAACAGTTTATCCCCGAACACGTCATTGTCACCCCCGCGGATATTATACCGATTCTTTCGTCGTTCCCTGGCCTCCCCGAATTATGGGCGAAAATCCCCCATTGGATTGTCCGCGCCGACCTCGGCCGACTCTTGTATATCTATAAACACGGCGGATTTTACCTGGATATGGATTGCGTCATCACGACGAATCCGTTCGGCCGCGGCGGTATAAACCCCAAATCCGACCGGATGATATTATTCACGGAATTCACGGTCAATATAGACGTACTGGGGCCACGGGAATGTAAGCACCCGCGAAATGCGCTTCGTGTCGCCAATTTCGCATTCGCCGCGAATTATAAACGACACCCCTTTTTGGAACTGTGTATTCGCGAATGTATGCGGCGCCTTGAGGTATTGTTTCAGTCCAATCTTGACAAGTGGGTTGAGACGGATATTTTGTGGGTTTGCGGCCCGGATGTGGTAACCACGATGTATCATGAACACCAAGAAGACGACAATTCTATCCGCCTGATGGAGCGCGGGTATTTGCGACACCTCGGATACGGGTCGTGGCGGGATTGAATACGCGCGCACGCACGCACGCACGCACGCACGCTATGGTAACAACAATGTGTCGATACCGCCATTAAATCTGTCAATAAATTTGGAATACCCCAACTCTTCCATACAATATGTTTTGAGGTCAAACAAACTTTCTTCCTTATAACTCGGGTATGATTTACAAATATTATCATAGAGATATGTTCCGTATAATTTAATATTTTCATACAAAATGACCGGTCTGTATTTTTTGATAGTTTCGGTTCCCTTGGAGAAAATGAAATTTTCCGAACCTTGTGCGTCACAGTGAATATATCCAATATTATCCAATGCCATATCGTCGATGGTTGTCATCGAAATATGTTCGCCGGATTGACCCAGGCCGATACCTCCAAAGTTACATGCTAAATGGCTCTCTTCATTATAACGACGTTGAACTACACCGCCGCCGCCATCCATATCGATATTATTCATAACCCCGTCACCCTTATAACAAAATACGCCTAAATTGTGAGGCGATATCTTATGTTGTAAATTGTTCTGTGTTATGTTTCGAACAAGTAATTTATACATAATATTTTGGGGTTCGTATACGAATATCTTGTTATCATTGCTGATGTACGACGAATAGACAATCGTGGAAGTGCCACAGTGACCCCCGATTTCCAAAATATTACGATTGGGGTCGATGTAATTCTTCAATTCAATAAGAGAATCTTCATCCCAGTAATGATTATGTTTGAATTCATTGCCGATAAAGGCCTCATTCTTGAGTAAAGTTATCTTACCATATTTTGTATTGTATGTAATCGTATTCTTAATCGCGTCTGCGTCTGCGTCTGTGTTCGCGTCTGCGTCTGTGTTCGCGTCTGCGTCTGGGTTCGTGACTGGGTTCGTGTCCGTGTTCGTGTCCGTGTTCGTGTCCATTTGTATAATATCGATTATACAAATAATATATACTAAAGTCTAACTATTTATACGCATTTACCCAAACAACCATTTTAGTCCGGAGAATATTCCTCCACCACTGTTGCGGTCACTGTCGTGTGCGTCTGCGTCGCTGTCGTCGCTGTCATCGCCGCCGCCGCCGCCGCCGCCACCTGTGTCTGCTACAGTGCCATTCGCATTCGCGGAAGTTGGTATATCCACTCGAACATCATCACGGCGGAGTTCTCTTATAGGATTGCCATCTTCGATATACACGCCGCCGCCGCCGCCGCCGCCACCAGTCATCGCCGCCAATAACACCGACTTGGGCCGATACCGCAGAATATCGATTTCGTATCGTGTTATTTTGAATAAATCCTTTCCGTAAATCTCGTGAAGCAGCATCCATTCAAATATGCCGCCTGTATAAATATGGATATTGGTAAACCCCAATTTCACGAGTTGTTCGTATTTATGTAATATTGTAATATCAGTGGAGTTCTTTCCATATACGATAATCATCACGTTCGGACTGTTCATAAGACATTTGTTTATGAGTTGTTCTTCCACGCGTATATCCACTGTGGTTTTAATAAGACAATGCTGAAGTGACGGGGGAAGTGTATTGATTAAAATAGTTGAATGTGGAATATGTGTATTACGGTAAACAATCATCTGGATGTCCTCATAACTCACTTTTGGCACAAGTGATACTTGATTGCCCATGATTCAGTTCAATGATTCAGTTCAATGAATCGGTTCAATGAATAGAACTGAATATAATACTACTAGTGTAATAGTATTATATATGTTTTTATCTTTGTTACGCCGCGCCGCGCCGCGCCGATGATTCCGTGGTTCCATGATTCCATGGACTTAATCAAACGACAACACAATGTTTACAAACTCCTTTTTGATGCTTCGGGTTGCTGAATCGGACAATTCCTCGCGCTTTTTACGCTGTTTCGCGGTGACCGCCGCCTCCGGTGCCACAGGTGACGACGTCTCGAGTGGTGTGTCGGGGATTTTCAATTCACACCCATCAATCGTCGCGGATGACGTCTGGTGCGATTTCGCGATTTTACGCGATGTGTTATTCCGAATATTCATATCGGCCTCTATCGCGCTATAATTCTCTTGAATATACCGGATCACTTCATTCTCAATCGCCCATTTAAAGAAGTTCAATTGTCCTAGGGTGGTCTGAATATACGTCCCATTTTTATAAGGCACATTGATTCGGTCCCAGCGACAGAAGGGGTCGAACCGCTTTTTCGAATATGCGCGGAGTTTCAGTTTATAATCCACGTATACTTTGAACCGTTTGGCGGGAATACTGGTCCCGGCGGTCCCGCCAATGAGGTCATATACCGTATAATGCTTCTTCGAATAATTGGTAACGAACCAATCCATAATTCGCAATGAGATATTCGTCGTTCCATTTATCACCGAAAGCATCCTCTCCATTGCCAAGCTGTTGTTTTCATTATAGAACCGCAGGACTTTATGGAGCAGAAGGTCGTTCTGGGTATTATATAAACTCGTTCCGTGGGCGTTGGTAGCGGCGGCAGCAGCAGGAAGTATCGGCTGGCAATGTTGGTCTTTGTGTGGTTGAATACAGGATAGCATTGCGCGTGTTTGCTGGGTGTAGGTAGGTGTAATAAACCTAGTAATAAGTATTTAAACCCATTTACATGGGTTTGGTCCCCATTTACATGGGTTTGGTCCCATTTACATGGGTTTGCGCTATACGATATAAAACCAACCCGTTACGATATATATCAGTATTACAACGAGTATTCGATTCTAATGTCACTCGAACGCGCCGATTCTATTTCACCGCAAGAAGCCGAACAGTATAAAAAGGCAAATTCAATGCTTAAAACAAACGATTCTGAAAGCGGCATTTCAAGCGACGACGATGAAAACGGCCAAAACAGCAAGCTCGTCGTGGATTTACATAAAATGCCCCCAGGACAATACGAATATTACACTGATCTAACCAGTGTCATTAATCAAATGTTACTGTATATGTATCATACGATAGAACATCTGGTTCATATACCGGATAGCGTGAACGCCGGCGGCGGCGTCGGCGTCGGCGTCGGCGTCGGCGTAATCCCGCTGAAGTTGCGCCGCCGCCCCTACAAATACGACAAGGAGGATTTTTGCTACGCACAGATTGGGTTCGGCACCTATAAATATACATACACAGTCCCCGAATCAAAGACCGAACCCGAAAAATCCGCCGAGTTTATAATAAGCTACCGCCAGCAAGATAAAATCGTTGGAACGGATGATAGACCGCAGAAGTTCGAATATATGACGATTCGCACGGATTCCCCGGTTATATTTCACCACTTCTACCGCGAAAGCGACAACTTCCTTGAAAACAACGAACAAGATGATAGCAAACTTCACGTATATGTGATGTCGAAATACGGCGAGTGGATGCGTTATAACAAAATCCCCTCGCGCACACTAGACACCGTTTATTTTGACGAGAAATTAAAACAGAAAATGCGTGCGGATATGATGGACTTCCTTAAGAAGGAGAAGGAATACGACGAGTTCGGGATTCCGTATAAGAAGAACTATCTCCTCACGGGCATTCCCGGGAGTGGAAAAACAAGTATCATCAAGGCGATGTGTAAGGAAATCGGGTATAACTTGTGTATCTTTTCGATTAATCACGACACGGATAATAATACCGCCCTCGCAGCATTCCGCGATATCCCGCCAAAGTCCGTCCTCCTCTTCGAAGATATCGACTGTCTGTTCGAGAAACGCACCGGAACACAGGAAAACAAGAGCACATTCACGTTCAGCAATCTTCTGAATCTATTGGACGGCGTCTTTTTCCGCAAGGGGCTTATTTCATTTATTACAACGAATCATCCGGAGAGTTTGGATCACGCGTTATTGCGCCAGGGGCGGACGGATATGATTATCCATATGAACTACCCGAAGAAGGTCGACGTCAAGCACCTGTTCCGTGATATGATGCGGAAGGAAGAGATGACGCCGGAGGAAATCGACCGCGAATTTGACCGGTTTTACGATCACATCAACAAGAAAACGATTACAATGGCGGGGATTGTCGGGTTCCTGTTTCGTTATCGACGCAACTGGGCGGAGAATATCAACGAGCTACTGGACGCAGATAAGTTCATCAAGGAGGTCACTCGGAATGTGGAGGACAGTAAGCTTTATTCGTGAGAAGAGTTGAATACAGTGCGCGAAAAGAGTCGTTCGTGTCTTCAATGGAATGATAGGAATAACCTCTACAACCCGATTGTTTATTTATGTTTATGTTTATGTTACGCCGTTTTGACGGCTCCGGCACTGGCGCGGCGCCCCCAGTCCCGGTCCTTACTAAATGAATATACTTCAAAAAACATTCGATATTATTACACGGATTATGTGACGCATTTTTAATATTATGTATCATAATCTCTCCACACGTTAATTCATCAAGAAACTCCCCGATATGCGATGGGATAATCGTATCATCTTCGCCAAAGCAAATATGTGTCGGAACCTTTTTATACACATCCATTAGTGTTGTTATGGCGGGTGTATTCCAATATGAATAAAACGGTCGTAATGTAATTAAACGTTGTAAAATCTCGTGTCCATTATTTTCGTTATTTGTAAAAAAAGACAACCAAAACTCGGTTGTGACCCCATTCAATCCACACCGCGCAATGTATATCAACAAATCGCGCGAAATCATCGGAAGATGAAACAATGTTGTTGGTAACCCCGCCTTGAAAAATATCCCCCAATAATATCCGTATATACCGAGAGTTGGAAGAATACCGGCGGGGTTCAAAAGCACCAACCGTTTGACAGGATACCGTTCGGCCGTGTAAATGGAAAGAAACCCGCCGAGAGAATGCGAGACAAGTATCGTGTTTTTCATGATATCCAACGCAATAAGCGTATTCCCAATAATATCCGCGTAACATCGGACTAATGCTTCATTGCTCTTGTATGTATCCATATCGATACACCCGCTTACCCCGAAATTCGGTAAATCGATGGCGACGCATTTACTGGGTATGTGTTTCATAACATCAAAAAATATGATAGACGCACTGGCGGTTCCGTGGATGAAGACAAATACGTCGTCGGTGGCGTCGTCGGTGGCACAGTGAGATGGCCTGGGGGGGGGGGGGGGCGGGGGGGGGGGCGGGGGGGGGGGGGGGGGGGGGGGGGTGGGGGGGGGGGGGTGG